AGGCGCGGCAGGGGTATGAAGCTGTCGATTTTCCGGCAAGCCGACTGGGCGTCGCTTGGCTGAAAGGGCCGGAGAGCGAGATTTATGGGGCGGAGGATATTGCCGTAAAGGGCTTGGAGAAAGCAGGGTTTGTTCCAGTGCCGGACGAGCGGGGCGCATGCTGGCTGATGGAAAGGTATGCCTGCCCGCGGTTTACAGCGGCGGATGAAAACGGCTGTGTGACGCTGGATATCTGCGTCTTTGCCGGGCAATAGAGAAAGCGGGAGCATGCGGGGGACAGGGAAGAGCTGTCCGCTTTTTTAAGGTTCGTGAAAATGTCCTTTTGCCTATTGACAAGCGGCGCATTTTGCGTATAATGAGATATGTTATGCATCTTTGATCCATTAGCTCAGTCGGTAGAGCACCTGACTTTTAATCAGGGTGTCCCGGGTTCGAGTCCCGGATGGGTCACCAAGAAGTTTTGTAGCACTATGTGAAAACATGGTGCTACTTCTTTTTATACCTCTGAATAAAAAAGAGACGAGCAAGTGTAAAGAAAACGCGAAGCAAAAAACTGCTCAAAACAGATTTTCTAAAAAGTCCGCAAGAAAGTCCGCAAACTCCATCGAGTTGGGTTGCGGACTTTTGAAGAAAATGAGGTTTTATGCGTTCGCCGATGCAAAATCCGATAGAATGGCTTCGGCGCGATCAGTCATTGTCTGCGTGTTTTTTATGTAAATATTTGCAGTCGTTGCCTGATTGGCATGGCCTTCCCAATGCTGAATTGTCTTGTCGTCTACGCCCAGTTCATGGAGAACTGTGGCGTGGCTGTACCGAAACATATGCGGATGGAGATCATCGATTTCAAGAACCTTCTTGATTCTATCCATTGCCTTGCGAAGCATTGACTTCGTGTAGGGAGTGTTGCTGTTGCCGACAATGTAATCTCCACAGACAGGAATGTTTTCCAGAATGATCTTCAATGGTTTGACCAGTGGAATTGTTCGGATGCTCTTCTTTGTCTTAGGGAGCTGAATGGTGGCGGTGTTGCTTCCGTTGTTGAAGGCAGCTTGCTTGGTGATGTGGATGCAGTTTTCGGCAAAGTCCACATTATCCCATGTGAGACCAAGCGCTTCGCCACGCCTCAGTCCTTCGTACATCATCAGTGCAACCAGAACTCTATCGGAAATGCCAAGATCGGGGAGGAGACTCTGAACTCGCAGCCATTCATCCTGACTCAAGGCGCGGCCTTCCTTTTTATCGGCGCCGGTCTTGGTTAGCTTACCCTTCGCGGGATTGATCACGATCAGCGATTCCTGAATTGCCATATTGAAGATCTGTCGAAGTGTAATCAGCAGCTTATTCTGTGTGGATGCAGCGATCCTTCTGCTGTCGTTTAGCAGTTCCTGAATATTGGTGGTTGTGATTTCGTTGATCGGTTTGTCGCCAAAGACAGGATAAATGACGCGGTCCAACATTCTGCGGTAATCGTCAATGGTGGCGGGCTTCAGCTTGTTGTTATCCTGCTTATAGACCCTGAACCACCATTCAGCCATATCTTTGAATGTGATCGTCTTTTCATGTTTGACTTCCGCGGAGTCGCTGCGAAGAACATAATCTCCCAACAGACCAGAATCAAGCACCATTTTTGCTGCTTTGAGCATAAACTCGTACTCGGTCTTGGCCTGTACATGCTTCATAATGGGAACATTGAATTCATTGATACCAATAGGTACTCGTCCACGTACCATAAAATCCTCTCCTTCTTGAGAGGGTTGTGTACCAACTGTGCTGTTATCAAGGTTCGTATCAAGAAGGACACAGCGGATGTAATGGGCCAATTTCCGCTCATCCACGGTCACAGTGGCCTTCTTGCCATCTATGATATCCACTTTCAAACTGTCTGTCAACAGTTTTTCTCGCTCCTAACTGGTATCCATTTTACACCTCCACGGCTGTAGGTTTCTCTAACTTTTCAAGGAACCGATTCTGAATCAACCAAGTGATCCCGACGGCCACTGCATCGCTTTCATCATCCGTTCTATATTGCACCTTCCCTACATATTGTTCCAGAATCTTGGCTACTTCCTGCTTACTGGCTTTTCCTGAGCCGGTAAGCGCTTTTTTTATTGTGGTCGGAGCAATTTCAAGATAGACCGCCTGACGTTTCTGCCAGGCGGTCTAATCTGCAATGCCTACGACCTTTGAGATAGCTTGCGTTTCTTTTGGAAATCTTGAAAATGCTTTTTCTCTGACGAAAACGTCTACACCATCAGAAATAGAGCACAGGAGGTCGTAGATGCCACATAGAAGCTTTCCATGGGGCGAGGAGGGGGATCGATCCTCCAAATGCCATAAAGCCTCTACATGGGCTCTGGGAGCCTCATACCGGATTATCGCAAATCCCGGACATCTCAGCGACAGATCGGCACACAGCTATCGCAGAGGCTTAGGCGAATCCATCGGACCTGTCTCTATCATGATCGACCTCATAGGCAAACATCGCTCTCAGAATTGCATGGCTCAGATGGTCGTCGCTTTCGTCGCTGGCGATATATGCGAACAGATGCTGAATGGCGTGATTTACATGCTCCTCGGCGGAGATTTTCTTGTAATTGCGCTCAAGAAGAGTCTCGCCGTACTTTTCAGCGCCATACTTGGCTACTTCTGCGGCAGCGAACACTGCATGGGGCGGAAGAAAATGAAACGCATAGGGGGTCGCAGACTGCCTTCCGCCCTGATCATTGGTTACGGTTGGTACATCAGGCTGTACGCCGGTGATTATCGCCATTACTCTTCCTCCTTTGCCAGCAGTTTGTCAAAACAGAGTGCGCTCCAGGATTCCATGTAGCCGTTACTGCGCGCTTCGGCCATCTGCTTCACCGTGAACCAGTCGCCAGTGAGTTTGTCAGCTTCCAGACAGGAGATGTCTTCACGCTCAGTGTAAGCGTAGTAGACCATGCCGAGATGGACGCTGTCCACCTCGTTATCTTCGCGGGAAATAAAGCCGCAGAAGGTGATGTCTGCAATATCTGCTTTGAAAAGACCGACTTCTTCTTCCAGCTCGCGGTACAGGCAGTCCATGATGCGTTCGCCTTCGTCCATGTGACCGCCAAGGCCGATACTGTGCTGACCGATGAGGCGTTCGTCGCCGCCGATGCGGGTAGTCATGAAAACTCTGCCGGTGGGCTTATGTTCAATCAGCACATACGGAATCATCTGCTTGAATGTAGGATTGCATTCAGCTTCACAGCGGAGCATGGACTTCATATGCTGCTGCACCCAGTCCCTAAGGGTTATCACGTCGCCGTTATAAAGTAGGACAGCGTCTCTGCGGCACGTGAAATCGCCTTTCTAAAAATCTGCGACAACCGATCGGTCAACGCCCATGACTTTGGTGTCGCCATACTTTTCACGATATTGTTCACTCGTCATATTGTTCCTTCTTTCTACGAAACATCCATGTTTCGTCAATCAATTCGTCAGTTGATATCCGATAGAAGCGCTGGTTTGTTTTGGGATTATCCAGCCCACCGAGGTCGTCAACATAGGGTCCCAGTTTGATGTAGTCCAGTAGCGGAAGCTACCGTTCAAAAGGCCTGATGCTGTCGCATCCGCTGTATAGGCATGTTTTCAAGCCACGGGCGCGAATCATCAGAAGCGCATATTCCAGTTGCTCCATGTTGCACCCCTCTCCCATGAGGCATACACAGGTAATCAAGCCGCTATAGCGTCGGATCAGCGCATCTAGGTCACGCTACAGCGGTTGCCCGATATCCTGCTGCAGATATGGAGAGTGGCAGTTGTGACAGCGATAGTCGCAATTGGAGATGGTCAGCGTCAGGCTGATTTCCTTCGGGACTTCTTCCATCGTTATTGCGCACTCTACATACCGAAGCGGTGAATCAATTGTCCTCTACATCATACTTGGTATAGCATTCATCGCAGATGCGATTACCATCGACAGTTTCCACATAACCGCGTGTGATCCACTCACCACAGGCGTCGCAGCGGTGAGACTGGTGAATGTCAGTGCTTTCGCAGCGGGGACAGACACAGAGCTCCTCGTAGGGAGGAGTGTCCAGTCCATGCCGTTCAAAGACAACCTTTGCCTGTTCAAACAATGCGCCGCATTCTACGCAGATCAGCATGCATCATCGCCGTCCTTGACATTGATGTACAGGCCGCAATGACAGTCCTGTTTCTCTCGAAAATCCTTACAGGGGCACTTGTTTTCAGGCTTCTTTTCCTACTTACAGGGGCAATGGCCATTGTTGGCTTTGATGCGCTTTTTGAGGCTCTTGACGAACACTTCGTCGGGGTTTAGCATAACACCCATCAGAATCCCTCCAATCCGTCGTTGTAGTAGCGACGTTCTTCTTCCTCCTGTCGCTCCTTGGAGAAACTGGAAACCAATTTTAGATAGCCGATGACGCGGGTAGCGTAATCAAGATCCTTGCTATCGCAAATCGGGCATTCAGCAAGGCGGTGTTTGCTGATATATCCACAAGTTTTGCACAAGGTGTTGTGGATATTGAAGGTAAAATAGCTGCATCCGGTCCTAATCGCTGCTTCCAGAAGCAGAAGATACTGTTCCTTCGTCAGATGGTCATCCAGATTGATGTGACAGGCGCTGCCGCCATCAAGATACTTGGTAAAAGCCTTGCCGTGAAGCATCAGCTTGTCCAGTACATTGACTTTCGGATCTTCAACCCGGAAAAAGTAGGAATTGTAGCAGTCGCGAGGGACAAACAGTTTTGCTGCCTTATCCCATGCGGCATTCTTCACGCCCAAGCCTTCTGCGGGCACCATTTCTGTGTTCCAGAGGATACCATTGCCTCGGGCTGCTCTGTTGGCCTCATATATAGGCTGGAGAACTGCTTCCGTATAGGCAATGTAGTCAGCATTTGTGGGATCAATTTCAATTCCCAGCGATTCCGCGCCCTCAATGAAGCCATTGATGCCAACCGTGAGATACTGCTTTTCCAGATTGACGAACCCAGCATCATATACAGGCAGAAGGCCTGCTTTTTGGCGTTCATGAAGGATTTCATTGAACACCAGCAGGTATCTGTGGACCTTTTCAACCTGAATCTTCATTGCCTCTCGCACATCATCCAGCCCGCGATCCCAGATGGCATTCTGAACAAGCCGATTGACATTGATGGTTATGACGCACTTGCTGCCAGTAGATACACCGCCTGCGCCAAGCGTGTAGGAGAAGGTGTTGTCCTGCAATTCATTGCGAAGGCGACAGTTATGAGTGATCATGCCGCTGGGGAGTGTGAAGTACGGTTCATTTTGGTTTGCAATCTCAAAGCAGTAAACAGATTCGCCATCGCGATCGGTGCATCTGCTAACTTCAGCAACGCGGAAATACATGCCGTTGTTGACGATACGGAAGACATTACCCATGCTACGTTTGTTTCTTGGTTCATACCAACGAATGCAGTACAGCGGGTAATTGCGGTTCCATATTTCACCGCGTATAACGACAGGTTCATCAGTGCGGTCACTGATATTGATGCTGGTGTTCAAGCCCAATGAGGAGCACAGTGCTTCAATATCGTCAATCAGACCAGTAGATGTGCTGTAGATGCGATTGTTGTTACCGCCATCTGTCGCGTACAGTCCATCCAGAATACCTCGCCTGAAGTCAACGGACTGGATCAGCACCTCTGCGTTCAGTCTCTTAGTATTACTGTTCCTGCCGTCAACATATCGGAAAATGAACGACGAAAGCTCATCGCTGTATAGGCTTACTGGATACATGCTATGGAGTGGCTTGTACAGCGTGAAATCACTGTCGATACCGATATCTCGCAGAGCAGCATTCATTCTTTCGATACAGTCGCCATACTTACTCTCGTTGAGAGAGAAATGGACTGTTTTTTGACATGGACCGTGCGAATCAACGCTACCATCGCCAAGATACATGCCGATGAGGAAACCTTGGTTGTAGGACAGTCCAATATCCTTTTCAGGAACGGGATCAAGTTGCAGTGTATTGAAGAGAATGTAATCGTCAGTATTCAGTTGATCTGCGCGGACATCGCCTCTGAGCGTCGGAAACAGATGATTATCCGTTACCACTACAGATTTGTTGTTGGAGGTGCACACCGAGTACATCGGACGACCGTGAAGCTTAATGGTTTTGGCGTGAACCCAGCTCCCATTGTGATATACACACATGTTGGCCTTGTTTCCGCTGTATTTCATGTCGTGGAGTTCCTTGATAGGCATCAGGAATACGCCGGTACTGCTCTTGGCCAGAACCTTTGTATCTCCGGCAAAACAACAGCTTGAAAGACTGTCTACACTGTCCGATCTGTACACAAAGAAACTGTGTCCTTCAGCCCACATCTCTGCAACAAAGTCCTTCCACTCCTGATCGACATAGTCGTTGCCATCGTCCAGCAGATTTACTGTTTCTACCGGGAATGTGAGCATCTTGCGCAGGCGTTCCTTGTTGAACCACTTCATAAAACGCTTCTGCAGCCAGTTGACGGATTCCCATCGCATAGGCGTCCCATCCGGAAAGACGAAGTTTTCGAACATGCCATGAAAGTAAGGCTTGTCGAAGTACGCGATATTAAAGAAGACCGATTGATTGCCCCTGGCCGCTGCTGGCTGATTTAAGCTGTACACTACCTGTTCAAAGTTGTCTGTGATCACCTTGTCAATGGTACGCTTGCGGCTGGACGATTCAACACATTCATTCACATGAAGATAGTAGTCGTCGCCGTATTCCTTGCGAATGAAATAGTCCATATAGGCGATCCATTCGGGGGTGCTGATGGCACCACAGAACTGAGAAGCGAGTGCAAACACCAGATTGATGAAAGAGCCGGTGAATGCAGCAAGATTCTTCGGAGCTTCGCTTGTACCGCCGATCGTGGTGTTTCCGTGAAACAGGAACGGATAGAGCGTTACACTTGCACAGTAGGGTTTACCGATAACGCCCGTTTCATCATGCCGGTAGATCTCATGCTCCTCCAGCTGGCGAAGGTATTCCTCGGCGGTATCAACGCCATACATCTGACTGAGCTTCTGGTACATCGCCAATCGATTGATGGCAATGGCATCACGCTTAAACAGCTCCGTTTCGAGCGTTGCAATGCTCTTTCGCTCGACATTTGCGTTCGGGTCAACTTCGCTGCCGGTAGCGGCATTGATGGCTTTGCCATATCGAGAGATAAAATCCTAATGGGATGCGTGATCCCGGTATTTGTCAATTCGCATGGGAGTTCGTCCTTTCATTGAGCCACGCAAGCGCAGCCGGATAGTCCATCATCTTGCCGTCTACAGACAGCATCGGCAGATGTGTAATTCCCTGGGCAAGCATTTCATCGGTATTGCTGTTGATCGAGTAATCAATACCGGATTCATCCAGGCGAGCCTTCAGAACTTCGCAGCAGGGGCAGTGATTGCTGTAGAGTACAATCATTCCGACACCTCCATGTCATCGAAGACGACTGGGATGGCAGCTTTGGCCTGCATAAACTACTCGCGCATAAGAAAACGCATTTCCGGATAGGCTGCCTTGCTCATGCGCAGACCGAATATGTGTCGCCATTCACGCAGATTTGCTTTCATAATAATCTTGGTTGCCGTAGAGTTAGGAAGCACCTTTCTTGCGTCTTCCGGTTTACATCCAGCGTTCAAAAGAGCATGATAGGCGCGTTCGTCAGCTTCCATGCAGCGCTGCCAAAATTCGGAATCGGTATCACCAGGACTGTAGAACAGTGGCTGAATGAAGGCGATCTGACCGCTCATACAGACATAGCGCTGGCTTTCGATGGCAAAGCTTGCAAGGCGATGACGCGTGATTTCCGCCATGACGTCGCGGGAAGTGATCTACTCAACTGTCATGTCAGCAAATTCAAGAGGGGAGAGGTGACCGCGTCGGATCAACGAGCGCACAAATCGAGGAGCGCTGTCCTCGGTAATTTTTACTTCGGAGCGGTAGCAGTTGCGACCGGCTACCTCAATATCGCGAAGAGCCTACATTCCATCAGTCGGTCTCAGAATCTTCGCACTCTGGTTCAGTATCTTCATCTTCAGATTCTCCTTCAATGATTGTGTTGTGGATGCGTTGAGCGATGGTGCGCGGCGTCAGAGCACATCCGTATACCTTGCCGTCATCCATAAGGATCAACGCTTTGGTCATGCGTCCCGCTGTCAGGTCATGAAATACTTTCTCGTCTTTGGCGGCCTTGCAGAGCCGTCTTGCATTGGCGGACAGCGGCATGAGGATGGCTTCAATGCGATTGGCGCAAAGGACATTGCCAAAGCCAACATGCACAAATCGCTAAGGGGTAAATGCCATGAAATATAGCTCCTTCCATTAGGATATAAGCAGGTCTTCAACCTGCGATGGTAGGAGCAGCGGGGATCGAACCCGCACGCCGTTTCCGGCAGCGGTTTTAGAGACCGCCGCGTATGCCAGTTCCGCCATGCTCCCTTGATAGAGGGACTTTGTTTTGTCCTTCATCTATTAAGGGGGATATTTTGGCAAAAAACTTACAAGGATGAGTGATTTTGTTCGAACATTGATGTGTTGGGAATAGATAGGGTAAAAGAAAACAGTCACGAATACTCGTGACTGTAGTAGAACGTATTATTTGAGTGCCTTCATACTCAGAAAGTTACTTTTAGCTTCGTTGTAATCAGATAGTTTTCTATCCCATTCAGTACGGTTTTTGGCATTACGCAATACTTCGTGCAAGGACACATCGTCGAAAAATCTGGTGTCTTCATCACAGTAGCATTTTTTAGCATATTGCTTGAGGAAAAGTAGTACCGCTTCGCTACAACGCTCTTCTTCATACTCTGGGGGATAATTGTGGATGCATTTCGCCATATCGTCAACGAAGTACAGCATGTCGGGTGGAGGATCAAAATCCACAATTTCACCGTCAATTTCAACAGGAACGGGTTTGGTATCGATACCATTTTTCTTTAGCTTATAATCGAAATATGAGCGTAGACTCTCCGCACATACCATTTCATAGTCATACCTGCAAATATCCTTGTATTGTGATAGTAATCTGTCAATGGTGGTTCGTTCACTTTTCCACAAATACCTTGCATTATGGTCTTTCAAAAGTGAAGTGAGTTCCTTGTATCTTTGCCAAGTTGGTTCATCACTCAAAACCGTCCGCATCGGGTACAAAACCGACGATTTCAGATTGTTTCTATTACCGAACCTGAAGTATATCGCAGATATTATCCATGAAACAACACCGGATAAGACGACGGATATCAAAGTGAAGATGTTAACGCGGATATTCTCCGGAGCAAAAATCCATTTCAGATAGGATATAACATACGCAATAATCTCTTTCATGTGACACCGTCCAATCAAAGAATGTGCCTTTATAATACAGCAAATGGAGGTATTTTTCAATACTGCTGCAGAGAATTCAGATAATTGAGGCCCAAGCTATGCTTACATAGAATTATGAAAAAAGTTCACAACGATAGTGGAAACACAGCTTGAATAGAGGTATATTCATATGAGGTTAGATGCTGAAACATAATATATGATAACTACCGAGGTGTACAAGCTGAAATATCCTATTGATTAACTCGCAGAGCCGCGTTATACTATATTCGAAGGGAATACAACCGATGATGATTGAGAGGACGAGATATATGAACGGTACTATCTATGCAATACGTACGGAAACTTTTCCTAAAAGAAGATTGATCAATAATGACCTATACAGATTGTTTGAACTCGTAGCAAAAAAGTATCAAGTGATACATGGTAAGCGTGGAAAGGTTATCTATTTATACGACGATGTCTTCGAAGATGTCTACCTTTCAAACACTGTACGGTTTGTGGCTAAATACGCAACAAAGTTCATTAGAAAAGTACCACTTCAAGACAATCCTATACATTGTGCAGGAAGGTATGCATCGAAGAATCAAATAATGCTTTTGCTGAATGAAAATAGCCGGTTTACAAGCGTAAATACTATTTTTATTCTTGTCGTGTTGTTGAAGTTACTCTTACTCGATGAACGCAGTAAAGAATTTAGAAGTCTATCATGTCGGAAAAAGTCTATCATGCCAGTAACAGAAAAGAACATTATTCCTAACGATATAGAAGATGATATAGCTGTTTCATTTTTGAAACAGCATATAGAAAACTTGCTCAATGACCCATATTATCGACATTATGTTCCTTCACGACATTTTATATGTGAATATATTATAGATTGTTACGATGAACTGATTGAGCTCGTAGGCAACAATGCTATTGACGCATTGCGCAAGGCAAAGAATAAAGCGGAAGGTAATATGGGGATACTTGCTGTACAGCCACTCCAAATGCCGCGTTATCCAGCAACCATGTAAATGCAATGAGGAGGAGGAGCATGAATAAAAGCCCGTTTGTACCCGAATACCTAAGGAATATGCGTATAAATACATCAGAAAAATGGATGTTTTTTGCGTCGGGCATCAGTTCATATATTGCGTCCCTTTTTGCAGAAGGATTCGTTGATGAAGGACGACCCTTGTTAGTAAGTTTTATCTTTGGCTGCGGTGTTTTTTTAGTGCTATTCATATTATCCGTTTGTATTGTTTATTTGAAAAACAATTCATTCTTTTACCGTTATCCAAAATTGAGTGAATATGAGATATGCAGTTTCATTAACGAGAAGTTACCGGATGAATTGATGAGAATAAATAACAATATGGCAAACGCTACTGACGATATAAATAAACAGGTTTTATGCCAACACATCTTGTATCAACTTGATGTAATTATTGAATTCATTGATACACATGTTAGAGAAAGCTTGATTAGGGGGAAGAATAACAATGGCCATATGACCGGTCGTGCCTATAATCGCATAACCCCTGATCATTTAGAGGCCGTACTGTGTTGTATATACAGAATACTTGTACAAGTGATTCCTGAAATACCTGACAATACGTATGCAGAGGCACTGAAAAGACAAGTAAATTGCCTGGCATGTAAACATCTGAAATGTGATTCAATAGAAAAAAGCAAATACATGCCTTTATGAACAAGAAATGAATTTGATATTTGAGTGTTAGCTTCTTTACTGTATGATGTCGTTTCTTCAAGCAAGCGCTGTTGTAACTAGCAAGTTGGCAATCCAATCTATCTTCACAAGTGAATAGCAGTGGAGTAAGCCAAAATAATAATATTACCTCAGCCAATCGTAATATAACTTATGATTTGCTGAGGTATATTGTTCTGGTTTTGAACTCGTGTTGAGATTCACACAAATATCAATCAGGAGAATACGATTTCTTTCCGTGACAATTTTTGAATTTTTCTCCACTACCGCACGGGCACGGATCATTCCTGCCAACGGTTATGTTGGATAGTGGATTCCTGTTGTACAATACCAATGCTCGTTCATATATAGCTTGCTCAGCTATAGGTGGCAATCCGATATCTACACTCCCGTCATCATTGGCACAATACCTAAATAGCATGGATAAAGCGAACGCGTATGCATCCAGTTCAATTTCCTGCAAAAAATGAAGGCTTGTAGTCTCAGGAGTATTCCTTACATAATGATCAAATTCTTGTTGCCATCGGAGAATATTTTCCGGCCTCTCTGCTGCAAAGTTGTTGTCTTTCTGGAACTGTATTTGCTGCATCTGATATATATGGCGAATTTCGTGCCATATAATGTACATTACATCCTGTTCAGTTGTTGAGCAAAACCAATCAAGATTAACCGTGATTGTTCCATTTGAAGAAGCCACAGCTCCAATCAGTTGATCGTTGAAATGGTTGATGTTCACTCTTTCAAACGCAAAACGCACTTGTCCACAGTTCAAGAAAGGCATATGCCTCACAGAAAGCATCAAAAGATGATTAAGATATTCAAAGGCTTTGATTGGTTCAAATTCTCTCACTACTCATCCTCCTCCGAACCCATTCTCTCACAGTACCACAAAAATTCGAGGAGCATTTTATTGTCCAAGTATCGCCTAAGTAGGGCTATACCTTCGCAAGCAAATGCCATACCCATCATCCAGCAGAAAGGTATGTAATCATTCTTAAGTAATCTGGAGACACCAACGACTCCGCAAACAATGGCTATTACGCTCCATACAATCGGGATGAAAGGAGATATTGCACAGTATATTATGCGTATAGAGATCATGACATTAGATATCTGATCAGAGTGATTCGAATTTCCTTTTTTGGTATGGCACATAGTCTTCACTCCTACGACGTTGTCTCTGTATAGGGTTTCAATTACGATTTATTATAGCATTTTCTCGTCTTTATATCAATCCTCGGAATAAGAGGAAGGAATTGTAATTTATCTCACGAATAATGTATTAGGAACATATATAAACGGCAAAGAGGAAGGCTTATATGAGCAATGTGACACTTGAGACCTCTAACTTCGGAGAGCAATTAGGGGCATATGATTTTTTTAACGTTCTTGTATCAGGTTCCGTATTCTTGTCATCTTTGGCTGGTATACTACTCTGCATCAATGACAATCTGAAGACTCTCCCGGATATATCGATTCTTGAAGGCGTTATTATTTCAGTTGCTGTTTTTTTTGTTGGACTCATAATTCAAGAATTGGGATCAATAGCGGATCGGTGCATATGGCATGTTAAGGAGTATAACTATCGCAATTTTCTAAAGAAATCTTGTCCGGACAAACGAATTATGAGAATGAAGCGGACTTGGAAATATGTTGATAAAATTGCATACAGGCAAGCGCAAAAATCCAATAAGGGAAACTGTGTGATCCACAACCCAGCACTGCTTTGTTATTATAGAGAGATTGCAAAAGGCATCATTGACAGTCATCCAGTAATAAAGAAGAAAAGTGAGTATTCGGATCCACTCGAAGATGACAATGTAAATCGTTGCATCTTCAGTTATTGTGAATACTTCGTTTCCTGCCAAGGAAAAGATAAGAAGGTAGAAAAACTTCGTGCGCTGTTTGCCATGGCACGCTCATTCGCAACATGCTCGTTTTTGGTTGAAGTGTGTTCGTTGATAGCGATAATATACAAGTGCTTGAGCGATAATCTAAACCCACTCTCAATTTATACAAATCCAGACCTACAAAAATTGTCAGCAGTGTGCATAGTATGTCTTGTGTCGTATCAGTTATTTAGAAGCAGAATGACCAAAATGATGCGCTATATGATTCTGATATTGATGGGAAACTACAATGCATGCATCATCTCTCAAGAATTTGAGCGTAAAGGCTCTTAAACATAGACCAAAAACAATAGCTCGATCATGATATAACCTTCTGATTGTTATCCAATGATCAAGCTATTGTTTTACTTATTAGTTGTGGTGAGGATCACCGGGCCCGAACCCGCATGGGTACTGTCAAGAGTTGTGCGCAAATTCGTTCACAGGCATCCAGTGAAATCAGCCGTCAGGCAATAGAGGCGTCGCTCAAAGCGGCCTCCAAGTGCTTCATGTTCATGTATTTCTTACTGCCCCATTGAGTACCTGCGACATGGCGCAGGCGGGCACAGACGAGCATCAGCGCGGAATTGCCGTCGGGGAAGGTTCCGACTACTCTGGTTCGCCGTCGGATCTCGCGGTTCAGGCGTTCAATGACGTTGTTCGTGCGGATCCAGGTCCAATGCTCGGAGGGGAAATCGCAGTAGGTCAGCGTTTCTTCAATGCTGTCTTCCACCCTCTTCGCCGCCTCTTTCAGTTTTATCTCGCGGAGTTCAGCGATGACTGCTTTAGCTTTTTCTCGCGCTGCCTTTTTGCTTTCCTGTGCATGAATCGCCTTGAGCATCTTCGCCACCAGCTTCACCTTCGGACGCGGCACGACGGAAAACACATTGCGGTAGAAATGTACTATGCAGCGCTGGTATTTCGCATCCGGAAATACCTCGCCGACTAGCCTCCAGCATGCCCAGACATTTGTCGCCCACTATCAGCTTTACGCCCTCCAGACCGCGTCCCTTCAGCCACTGGAAGAAGCTGACCCAGCTGGCCTTATCCTCCTTCATGCCCTCTGCGGCCCCCAGAATCTCGCGATATCCGTCTTCATTGACCGCAATCGCCACCAGAATGGCCACATTTTCGTATTCTCCGCCCCAGTTCCGGCGCAAATAGATGTCGTCCACATACACATACGGATATTTTCCACCCTGCAGCGGTCGGTTACTTCCTCGTTCAGTGTTACAATCTTCTCAGACATGGTTCCCAGGCTCCTTTCAGAATGTGTAGTGTCGCGACTTCATTCTACCACTTGCCTGTCAACCATGTCTATTTCTTTTTGCGCAACTTATTGTACCTTATCGACATATTTCTTTTTTGCACTACAAATTGTGCATTATCTGTAACCGTCAAATAATCCCTCGTGAGAATTGTCGCTATCTATCGCGATATCTCGATATCTACAAAAAAGGCTCAGAAGTATCCGGTCAAACGGTACCACTGAGTCTTTTTGTATAAGGCTGTTATCGGCAAAGCTTCTGTAGCTGCTGATTCCATGGCGCAAGCATATCCAGGAAGTCACAGGAATACCGCCCACCAGCGCAAGGCATTTGCTCCAGCAGGTATTTCAGATATTTGTATGGATCCAGTCCGTTGGCTTTCGCCGTTTCCACAATGCTGTAGACTGCAGCACTGGCTGTGGCTCCGTTCGGCGTATTGCAGAACAGCCAGTTCTTCCGGCCCATCACGAATGGACGGATGGCGTTTTCATCCAGATTGTTCGAGATCGGAATCCGTCCATTCAGCAGGAAACTGCCGAGAATCTGCTTCTGGCCGGTGGCGTAGCCTACTGCCTTGCTCAGCGGTGAATTCCGCAGCGCGTCAATGCTGCTGCACCATGTCCAGAATGCTTCCAGCACGGGTCGGCTTCGTTTTTCGCGTTCCGTCTGCCGTTCTGCCGGAGAAAGTCCTGCGAATTCACGCTCCAGCATGAACAGTTTTTCGCAGAATTCAAAGCCTTCCTTCGCTTTGCTGCCCTGTGCCTGTTCTCCGTTCGGATCGCTGCCGGGAATTGCTTCGAGAAATTTCCGGCGCACATGTGCCCAGCAGCCGCAGCGGGTTCCGTTTGTTACCTTGCTGTACCCTGCGTAGCCGTCCGTGACAAAGTATCCATCATACCCTTCGAGGAACTTCTTTGCATAGTCCCCGGAGCGTCCCGGCTGGTAGTCGAATAGAACAATCTGCTTCTCTTCATGTTCACCGCTCCGGTAGGCCCACATGTAGGACTCGCTGGTCGGCGTCCTTCCCGGCTCCTTCAGCACCTGTACTGTGGTTTCGTCGCAGTGCAGAACACTGCTCTTCAGTAGTTCCGTTTTCATATGCTTCCATAGCGGGGCAAAGTAGTCTCTGTCAACCGCCAGCACCCAGTTCGCCAGCGTTGCACGGTTCATCTTAAGGCCTGCTCTCTCCCAGTCCTGCACCTGCCGGTACATCGGAATGGCCATGACATATTTGTCGTACAGCACCTGTGCTACAGTACTGGCGCTGGCTATACTGTGCTTCAGTACGGGATATCTGTGTCCCTCCGGAACATCTGCCTTTACGAGAACCATTCCCGGTCTGTTTTCACATTTGGCACAGACATCCATGTCCGCACGTTCACAGCCTTCACACTCCGGCATACCATCTTCACAGCCGCGGCAGGCGTAGGTCGCGCGGTAATACTCGTGAACCTTTACCTGTGCAGGAATATATTCGCACTCCTTGCGGATATACTCCCTGCCGATTTTCTCAAGGGCATGTCCGCAGCGGCGGCAGACCTGCTCTTCTGCCGGGAGCTCGTATTCATGAATCTCCACCGGCAGCCCGTCCAGCAGTTCCTCACGGCTGCGTTTCCTGGCTCGCTTGTGCGATTTCACTTCAACCGTGCTTTCTGGGAGCGCTGTCGGATCTTTTGCTTTGGCGTCCGCTGCATCCTCTGCTTCGTTGAAGATGCTCAGCTGTTCGCAGTCCGCCGGGAGCACAGTCAGCGGCTTCTGTTTTTCGCTCTTGCTCCCGAAATGTGCCTTCTGCAGATTACGGTACATGGCGCTCATATTTTCCAGACGATTCTCCAGATACGTTATGTACTCCTTCGCTTCGGGCGACAGCGTTCTTTCGTCCGGACGTTCCATGACACCGCCTCCTGCGTCTTTTTCTTCCAACTCCATTATATCACGATCCGGCAGACAGAACAAATGACCGGCGCGCAGCAGCACCGGCCAAAATTCGAAAAGTATTAAATCTCTGTGTCACACCAGATCTTTGGCACTGACATTTTTGTGCGCTTTGGGCTGAACGATGCTCAGGCCTTCCATGAGCCAGCGATACTGCTGCGGGGTAAGTTGCTGCACTTCTTCACGGGTACGCGGCCATTGATAGCGACCGTTCTCCAGACGTTTGTACAGCAGCACAAATCCGTCTCCGTCCCAGAACAATGCCTTGAACCGGTCGCTCCTTTTGCCGCAGAACAGAAAGACTGCCTGCTGTCTGGGATCCAGTCTGAACTGCTGCTGCACCTGCGCTGCCAGTCCGTTGATTCCACGGCGCATATCTGTGTATCCGCAGGCAATATATATCGCGCCGATCTGACTCAGATCCAGCGTCTTCATCTCAGCATCTCCAGAACCTGACGCAGCAGCGTTACGTCCGCTCCATTCCGGATTTCTATGCTCCATTCGCCTTTGCGCAGAATGATCTGCGCAGCTTCAACAGCGTCCGCCTGTTGTGCTTCGCGATATGGAACCGGTTCGAAGTTTACTGGAACCAACTGCCTTTCTTCCGCCTGGATCATCTGCGATCCTATGCTTTTCACGGGCAGTTTTCTGCTTTCCTGTTCCCATACCAACCTCTGCCGACGATAATATGTCGCAACCGGCATACTGTGCTCTCTGCACCATGCCGCTACCGTCTGACCGCTATTCCGGCAGTCATGTACCATTTCCCGCCACTGCTTCAGTATTGCTTCACGTTTTGCATCCTGTAGTTTCATCCCATCCGCCCTCTCATGAGAGTTAGCGCTATCTCTCGCTATATCGCGCGATTCTATTATCTCATGGGAATTTTCGGCGCGGGGAGACGGGGGATTATTTGACGCTTACCATTATCTCGATGATGGTGGTGTCTAGTAACTATGGCTAGAATAAGAACCAATGCGATCTTTCTTTTACTTCATCTCATCTATGATTAAAGCCACTTTGCAGAGGAGCAAAGTGGCTTCTTTGAGTGCGCCCGGCGGCGCACGTTTCTAAAGGGTGAAAGACCCGAATCCGCCCGGTAGCGGGAAGGAGATAGCCGAAGGCAAGGGGGTCCCTCGTGAGGCGGAATCTGAAGGAAGCCGGATGTGGGGAAAAAAACTCACGGGCAAACCTCTGGCCTGACGAAAAGAAACCGCATATAAGGTTATGCATGAGGGTAAGGCTGCTCAACAAGACGAAGCCCAATAGCTACACGGAATCATGCGTGATAGATGCGGCAGGTAGATGGAGGGAAAGAAACGTGTGGGACCCGGGGAGGTCTGCGCGGAACGCGCCGAAAGGCGTAACCACAGCCATAAAAGGAAAGCTGTGCTGAACGCGCAGAAGTCAGCCGAGGCCATAGTACCTTGTGGGGAAAAAACAAGGGAAGGGCCGAACCAATACAGCCGGAGTAACCGGGGAAAGGAGAACTGCATGAAGAGAGCAGAAAATACCGAAAGTAGCTGCCTGCAAATGAATAGCACGGAATGCGAAGGGTATGCAGGAGCGCAGAGTGCGGTTAAACCGGAACGAGGAGAAACGGAAAGCAGACAGCCGAAGCTGCTTGAGGCGATACTGGACAGGGATAACCTGAACAGGGCGTACAAGCGAGTGAAGGCGAACAAGGGAGCACCGGGAGTAGACGGGATGACCGTAGAGGAGGCGCTGCCATGGCTCAAAGAACACGGGAAGGAATTGCGGGAAAGTATCCGCGAGGGGAAGTACAAGCCGGAGCCGGTGAGGCGGAAAGAAATACCGAAGCCGGACGGAGGAGTACGGAAGCTGGGGATACCGACGGTGAAAGACCGGATCATCCAACAGGCGATCGCTCAGCAATTGACGCCGCTGTATGAACCGAAGTTAACGGAAGGGAGCTATGGATACCGACCGGGAAGAAGCGCACAGGATGCGATCTTCAAGATCCGGGGATATGCAGAGGACGGATATGAATGGGCGGTACTGCTCGATCTGAGCAAGTATTTCGATACGCTGAACCATGAGAAACTGCTGAACATCCTGCGGGAGACCGTGAAGGATGAGCGGGTGATACAGATGATAAAGAAGTATCTGAAAAGCGGAGCGATGGAGAACGGCGTGAAGATCGCGACGGAAGAAGGACGTCCGCAGGGAGGCCCGCTGTCACCGCTGCTAGCGAATGTGTACCTGAATGAGTTTGACATGGAATACGAGAGACGAGGGGTACCGGTAGTGAGGTACGCAGATGACATCGTATTGCTGTGCAAAAGTCAAAGAGCAGGGGAACGACTGCTGAAGAGCAGCATCCGCTATCTGGAAGGGAAACTGAAGCTAAAGGTGAACCGGGAGAAAATCCATATCGCAAAGGTAAACGCGACGAAGAAGTTCAAGTTTCTGGGCTTCTCGTACAGTAAGGGAAAGGAAGGACTGTTCATACGAGTCCACCCGAAAGCCCTGCTGAAAGCGAAGAACAGGCTAAGGGAACTGACGAAGCGGAACCGTGGAAAGAATGTCAGACAGGTCATGAAAGAAGTAAAACAGTACATGACAGGGTGGCTGAATTACTATGCGACAGCGTCCATGAAGCAGAGAATGCGGGAATGGGACGAATGGCTGCGGCACAGAATCCGGGCATATATCTGGAAGCAATGGAAGAAGCCAAGAACCAAACTGAGAAACCTGATGAAGCTGGGCGTACCGGAGTACTTCGCGCAGATGGCGGCGAACAGCAGGAGAGGATATTGGTTTACGGTAGATACCGGAGCCGTGAAAAGAGCGATAACAAATGAAAGACTCGCACGCGCAGGGTTCTTTGAACTCTCCCCGGCATACGAGTCTATTCAGTCTGCTTGTATTGGACGCGCCGTGTACCGAACGGTACGCACGGTGTGGTGAGAGGTCGGGAGTTAATCGCCCCCTCCTACTCGATCGATCTGAAATGGATAGCATCTATCTATAATTAAGTAAAAAAAGTATTATTTGCACATATACATTTCTTCTGGTACTGTCTACATATATTATACCACCGAATTCTCTCTCTATTCGGTATACTCCAATACGGGTGCCAGAAGATCGTTTGGCTTAATTGACCTGTTTCAGGTAGTATGCCTTGAAGCAATGCATTTAGTTAAGACTACGATTTTTCTGTTTGCAACTCGTAGTTTCACATAATCTTCCAATTCATGAGCAAAAACAAGGGTGTTACAGCATCCTTCTTCGCGCATGTGATATATTTCAGTTTCCCAACGGTGCTGATCGTCTTCATCTAACGGTAATCCATTTTCGAATAGTTCCTTTTGAATAGTCTGATCCTCAGATAAAGAACCACCCTTTTCTGCTTTTTTTATATCGAGCATAATAAAATTACGAACTGTCGATAATCCAGTGTAAAGAGCAACAGCCTCATTAAAGGTCCACTGAGATTTGGGTTTCTCGTAAAACTTGGAGTCAACCTTTTTAAGAGGCTTCGCTTGTAAAATTGCGACCATCAAAGCGCCAGCAACTTTGTATCTATTCAACCTACCCGATGGATCTTTCATATAATGGTTTTTTGCATGTACTCTTGCTTCTTCATAATAGTTACGAAGTTGCACCTTAACATCATCGGGTAAAAAGACTAATCCACCATAAGTCCTAACTAAATATTCACATCTGGGCTTTATGATTTTTTCCCATGTCTCATTAAACTGCCGTTCAGTCATTATAACTCCTACGTCCAATCATATTTATTTCTCTTCGGGCTGATATGAAAGTTCTTGAGCAAATTCTAAGGTTTCACCATAATCCTCGTCGCTATTGCTAAGTTCAGGGATTACAGAAACATCTCGTGTAGAACTTCTATTTATGGGTAACGAAAAACCAATAATGATAACCGCGATGATTAAAGCAATAAAAAAGAAACTCATGATTTTCCCCCCTGACCTACATTGGCGGAATGAATACTCTTTGGACGATTGAAATATCCCCTAGCAGTATTTCGGCTCTGAGAATATACTATGCGAAGGGCATAGAACTTTTTCAACATAAAAAGTGCAGGAGAGATCATCATTAGAATTTTTAAGCCAAACGAGACATATCCTTGAACCTCTGCCGGGATTTGTGAAAATAAATCAACACCATTAGATTTAAACACATACGCACTTCCAAGAAAAAGTAAATATAATATTCCTGAAATCATCGCTAAACGATCAATTGTGTACTGCGATGAATTGTAGGCTGTAACGTGTTCAAAATCTTCAATCACATCAATTACTAAAGGTGTCAAATAGAGCACAACAACTAAAATCATAGTTGTAAAACTCTCAGACCATATAGCAAAGAAATGCGATACCAGACCTAACACAGATATAAAGAAAAGCCACACCGAGGACGAAAGTGATCTATTACGCATGTTCAACATCCTGTCAAGTATTCTATCTTTACAATTATTGTATCAAAAGATTGGGAATAGTACAAGTAGTTGATATACCATATCTTGTCGTTTTTTTTATTTTTAAGTAAATATTTATTGAATTCAAAACTCATGAAGCATCTAGTTCACGGTATCGCACTGAGGATTGTAGGCGTCCTATTAAACTCAGTTATGCGTACAGCACCGTATCATTTATAAAGTGAAGTACGGGCTTCCGTCCGTAATCACCGTAATCTTTTCCTCCGGAGTATTTCATAGTGTGGGTGCAAAGTCGGCCACTTTCTCATCGCTGCTTTTCAGCTGTTTTGAGAAGAAGTGAGCATTTTGCGCTGCGAGGTACGGCTGGCACATTCGTCCTCGATGGCCTTGCACCGATCAGCGGCATCCTGATAACGCTCTGCCAGCGCATTGCTATTTGCATTATAATATCAATGACATTTTCCTGAGAAGAACTTTGTTGATATTATTCCGATAATGAGATATACTATTACCAAGAAAAGTAACCAGATTGCACAACACCATTCATGACAACACCCCAATGCCATCTTCACGGAAGGCAAACTGTCAGCGATCTTACTCTACGTTGCGCTGATTTATAATAGGAGAAACACCATGTTCAATAACAACGAACATTATACATTGATTGATCCGAGGCTGATCAAGGGAATCGAGAAAGTTCAAAAACTAGCTTTATGGAACAGAAGAAACATGATAGAACAAAATTCCTACATCGAAACCGCAAAAAGAATTGCAGAAGTTCAGCTTCAGATAGAATCCGGTGTATCGCTTGAAGAGACAGTTTTTCAAGATTTTTATTCCAGACTGTGTTATAGAATGTACTATTGTGAATATAGTTTGCATGTCTACAAGCACGTTAATTCTTATGTGCTTATAGATCCATTGGTAGAACGCTTACTCCTTGTATTGGCTGCTATTGAAGCCGATGTGTGTATTCCTGTATGTATTGAAAGTGATTATCTTCATCGGAAACTGGATTCTGATGTGTTAGAGTATAAAAGGGAAGTGAAAAGGAAAAATAGTAATCTTTGGATAAGAACAAACCAAATTATGAAAGATATTAATACAATTCTGTGCAATATAAGCGTTACCAATAATTTGGAATATGACCAGCATGGTAATTGTTGTAGATTGGATGAGGATATAAAATGTCAGATTGCGCATGTATATCATGAAAAACTAATGGAGTTTGATGATAGCGCCAATTTTTACTCCATAGTACAAGAAAGAATACACGGGATAAGAAAACGTGGAACCAAATATTCTATACTCGTTAACTGGAAAAAAGATCCTTACACAAATTCAAGTTTAGACGGAGCAGTTAAAGGAACACGAAGAATGGAAGTGATAAAAAAGGGCACCTGCATTGATCGCATTGGTAATGCTCATGGTAGCTATTTTTGTCCTCTTGATTCAAACGGAATCCCTTTTCCTTTGAGACAGAGGGCTATAGGAGCAGTGTTAAAAAACGAAGATTTTCTAGAAGAAAACTCCTGTTATCATAGATATTTACTCCTAAAGGATTTTACGAGACAGAATTTTCAAATTGCTATTAAAGAGTCTCCATACAATGAGGTAGCAAAGCAGGTTTTATTTTGCAAATTAGATGCTTATTATTGGGATGTTGCCTCCACCGATAATAAATGTGATCATCCAGGCGAAGCCTACGGCGATCAATATAGTGATGGAATCAAAATAGGAATAATTGACAATATGTTTTTTGATGATGATGGAGGGGCAATCCAATATATTACTCCATTTTCAGCTAAGCAGCTAGAAATTATGTACATGATTAAAGAAATCGAATATTACGTATGAAATAAACAATACCCCCAACTCATTTTGGGAATATTCCAAAGAGAGTTGGGGCGTTATCAACGTGATTTATACGGTAGGTATATGAACAATCACACATGTAGACTTTTAGAAGATCAGGACAGAATAGTGTATTCCTGCAGCCAGAGTTCTTGTTGGCCGGAAATGGGTTTGGGCTTACCAGTAGAGAAGGAATAGGCAGGACGGCGAAGCCAATCTTTGACAAGAATGATATTGCCTTCGGTCTATGGCTGTTCCTGATACTATAGCTTTTTTACCTTCATCACGCCAACGTTGCCCGTTGCGACGCTGTACAGCCGCAGCTTCGGGCTGTAGCGGTCATCGACTTCAAGAACCACATATACCGCCCGCTCACTTTCACAGACGGTCAGAGGCGTGCCTATATGTTCTGCCTCAAAGCGGAGGCAATCAGCCAGCGGAAGCTCCTCTTCAGGGCTGTTCTGCTCCAGCTGCCGAAGGATGGCAAGGTGCCTCTCCTGTGAGGGCTTCACATGGGTCTTGGAAAAACGGGATTCACCCTCGAGAAACTGCTTGTACACGTTCAACAGCTTCCCGGGCGTACCAAACTCACGGAAGTAGTCAAAGCGGATCAGAATATCGATTGCGCGGGAGTCAAAAGCGGGATTCATGGTCATATCATACAGCAGGTCGGTGAAACAGGCATACTGATTATTCCGCATGCGGTAGAGGGCCTGAGCTACGCGCTTTCCGATATGCTTGATGGAGGTTAGGGCATCGGAGATGGTGTTGGCGTCATGATCGAGGTAATAATCCCGATTGTCCTGACGGAATCGACAGGGTGCGACACGAATTCCGAATGCACGTTTCATCTCGGCTTTGACCTGCGCAATGCGATCCTTGTCGCCCTTGTCGGCATAGCCGGAGAGGAGAGTTGTGTAGTATTCCTACGGGTGATGCGCTTTCAGCCATGCGCCATAGAGGGAATCAAGAGCGACGCAGACAGCGTGCGAGGCGTTGAACAAATATGCCGTGGCATCGTTAATGATTGTCCAAACCCTTTCTGCGGCATCGGCATCACCGGTGTATGAAGTGAATCCAAGCAAAAACTGTTCCTTCAGCTTCAGAACCTTTTCAGCTTTCTTTTTGGAAATAGCTTTGATTGCTGAGTATGCTTCGGGTGCTGTAAAACCGGAGACCTGCAGTGTCTTCATGATTTGTTCCTGATACAGAATGAAGCTGGAGGTCATATCTCTTGTCTGGATTAGCTTATCGAAGGCAGGAATACCATAGTCGAAGTGTCTCCGATCCAGAAATGTGGGTAGCATGGACTTGAAGGCCGGACGGACTGCTGCGACAAAGGCTGCAAGCTCCGTGATGTTCTTCGGCTTGTACCGCATGACCTTTTCGCGGGTCTTTTCCTGCTCTACCTGATTGAGCCCCATTGTGTAGCCTTCGGCATACATGCGCCAGGTGTCGCGATCACCGCGTGTCATATCCAACAGTTCGTTGACATTGGGCTGTACCATGCCAATCCGTTGAAAGGCTTGTTGGTTTGTGCGGCATACTTCCACCAACTATATGTCATTTTTCAGATATCCATACTGTTCGGATGTTGCGCCGTCGATGAAAGCAGCGAATACCGGCTGCTTTTTTCCTGTCTTGCTGTTGATACGTATGACGCCGATCTCGCGGCGGATATCTTCAATGCAGAGAAGATAAGCGCAAGGATGGGGAGAGATGGAGTCGATCATGCCCATGTAGCGCTCGCTGGCAGCGATCAGATCGCGGAACTGATCGGGAACGAAGTCAGCCAGATCGACTTCTTCACCTTCATCCGCATACCTGACAGCAGTTTCATAGGCTTTCAGCTGATTACCTATCTCATTGGCTGTCTCAAAGGGAATGTTCGCAGCTCGGCAGTACATTTTCCATGCGGAAAGGCGTTTCAGCGTACCGAATGCGACCATAGGCGCCGCATGCCATTCACCAAGGACTTCCAACTGTGCCTGTTCAAATGCTTCACGGTTGGCAACGTTCATATCGATGTCAGGAAGAGAGCCGGACAGGATACGGTCGGCAGAAATAAAGCGATCGGGGAACATTTCTACCGGTATGGCAAAACGGTCGATGGACGACAAGCCCAAAAGCGAATTGGTGTAGTAGCTGGGTGCGCTGCCTCTGCCGGTCTTGGTGATGACGCCGCCTTTTTCAACAGCACGGCGCACAATTTCATGGTCAAGCAGGAAGTAATCGCTCATGCCGGTAGAGGTGACGGTATCAGCCTCATAGCGAAGTCCATCCATGCGGATTGCTTTTTCTTCATCAGACATGCCTGCGGTCTGACGTTCAAACTCGCGGAGAATCAGTTCCATATACTTCAGATTCCGCTGTTCCTGTGTCAGATTCGGAAAGATCGTCGGGAGCTTCTTGCTCTTGTCGAACACGATATCCTCGAAGGTCAGAAAAACATTGGTATTTTCTATAGCTTCGCGGATCTGGGCATCGGAGAGCACCCCCTGCTCCTGAAAGCGCCGGAAAGCTTCGGCTCCGGAAGGATAATCCATATACCAGCCGCCTTCATCCTCATAGCGGATGTGATTTGCTTCCAGTCTGTGCTCGCGCAGCGCAGCGTCTTCCGGATAGATGAAATGGCTGTCCGTTCCCATGATCAGGGGGATGCCATGTGCTCGGTATAGCTTCAGAAGGAAGCGGTTGAGCTCCTTTTGCTTGTCGGTGTCGTGGTACTGCACCTCCAGCATGAAGCTGTCGCGGAAGTGTGCTGCTATGCGCAGGATCAGGCGCGTTGCCTCCTCTTCGCCATACTTGAACACGCCGGCGATGCAGGCAGTGGTGACGAATACATCCTTGGGGTCCAGAGAAAGCAGCAGCTCCAGATCAATGCGCGGACGATAGTAATAGCCGGAGATGTTGGCTTCGGATAGGATGAAGTTCAGATCACCAACGCCTTTCCGGGTCTTTGCAGCCAGAATGATATGGCAGTTGGTGTTATCCTTCTCATGCCTGTCTTTGACGATATACGCTTCGGTCACATAACGCCAGCGTAGATTGTACTTTTCTGCAAGAGAGGCACACTGGTGATACGCGCCCTGATTACCGTGTTCGCAGGAGGACAAAACGGAATACCCGAGCTCGACAGCGCGGCGGGCATAGTCTTCGTTGGTGGCCACGCTGTCGGTGAGCAGGATATTGCTGACACAGGAGTGCCGGTGATAGCAGACATAGGGAATGTCCGGCGCGGCGTCGGTTGTCGGCGCCGCGCGTGGAACATCCTATACGGGAGCAGTGGTCATGCAGGTGTGCTCCTTTCCTTGGTGTGGATGATCTCCTGTCCGATAGGGCAGTGATCACGGGTAGAGCAGATGAATTTGCAGAAGTAGTCCGAGGATGATACCAGCCAGTCTTTGTCTGCGCGGATACCATCAATAGTCCGCTCAACCCAGTCCATTGTTTCATTATATCGTTCCATGGAGAAAGGCTCGTCCACGAATTTTCTGTAGCGGAACATATTGAACTGCAGCATGGAAGGGTATTCGCCATAGCGATCCTTCACATAAGCGGCATAGGTGTAGAGCTGCCGGGTATTCTCAAACAGCTTCTTCTTCAGCGACTGCATGGACTTCGATTTGTGATCGATGACGGTGATCAGTCCGGTGTTATGATCACGCAGGATCAAGTCGGCAATACCGACAAAACGGTTGCCGCGAATATCCAATTCAAACTTATCTTCGACAGACAGAATATCGTAGTGATCTCCAAAGCCATCGAAGGATTTGAAGTAGTGCAGGCCTTCTTCATAATACTTACCGGCAAGCCCGCGGGGAAACGGCGGAAAGTATTCCCTGACGGCTTCATCGTACTCAGCGGTATAGACGTCGGCCAGTTCAAAGGACATCAGTTCGTCCTTCGCCCAGCGTTCAAGGATGCTGTGGCAATGGGTCCCGTAGGAGGCGTAGGCGTTCTGAATCTGCGGCAGTTTGTCGATGTACTGCAGCTTGAAGGCCAGAGGACATTGATCATAGAGGGCCTACTTGCTGAACGACCATTTCATGTCATCGGGAATGAGGCACATGATGCTGCTCCTTTGCGTTCATATCATTGTGGGGAGGATCGTTTGCATCCAACTCTTCCAAACGAAGTTCAAGGTCAGCAGCCAGAGCCTTACGCAGGGACTCAGGATAGGACGGAAACATAGCGTTGATGAAGCGCTGCTCATCCCCCTCAAACACTACGCCGCCATGGTCGGAATGGTGCTGAACGACGCTCTCCAGATGGGCAGCGCACAGCAGAATGCCAAAACACTTCTCACGCACAGCTGCAGCACAGCCCGGATTCAAAGTTTTGCCCTTCATCTCGCAATCGGCGAGGTGAGCAGGATACCTGTTCAGCTTGCTGCTGCCCGTGCGCTTCAGATAATCGAGCGCGCGTGCAATAATCTCCCGGGATTGCATGATGCGGTGATAGTGCTCGTCGAGGAGCTTGATTGCAGTTTCCTCGTCCATAAGAATGATAATTTCTGTGTTCATAGTGCCTCCATAGTCGTGGTCAGAAGGGCTGCGTACTCTCAGCCATGCGGATTGCATACTCCGGAAGGCTGTCAGCGCGTGGATTGGGCGGTATGATGCCGTTTTTGTCCCATGAGAAGCGGTTGAGATCGCCCTTGTCCGCCTGATAGATTCGTCGGCTGTCTGGACAGTAGCAGCATTCGATGATTCTGCGTACGCCGCCTTCGCGATTCTTGATGATTCTGAGGTTCGGCTGTTCGACGACGATGGCGCTGTCGGCCAGTCTCACGGTGGCGGAGCTTCCGCCGATGTCGTCCTGTCCGAGGGTTTCGCCGGTTTTGACCTTGCGAGGATGGGCAACCAGAATCACATGGACGTGATACTGATTGGCAAAACGCTTGAGGGCGTTCGCGAATTTGCCCTGCGCTTTGGTCTCTTCGTCGCTGTCGCTGAGCGCAGTCATGAGATTGTCGGCCAGAAACAGCTTGCAGCCATAGCGTCGGGCTGCGGTGACGAATACCTTCAGAATGGCTTCGGACTGATTGGACTCGAACAGCTCGGTATTGTCGTAGAGGTAGAAGTGGTCGCGGTAATACTCGGACTACCGCTGCTGAACCAGCGGAGAAATACATGGCACGCGCATACCACGCACAGTATCGTATTTCAGTCCGATGTAGTCAGAACCTGCTGCTTGCAGGTTGATCCAGTCCAGAAAGCGCTCTTTGGTGAGTTCGCCGGAGTATGCGCAGACGGAATATCCCTGTTCAATGGCATTAAGCAGCAGCTGACCAGTGAGCGTTGACTTACCGCTTCCTGCACGTCCAGTAAATACAGTGATCGCGCCTTCTGCCAAGCCGCCGATGGTCTCGTCCAACGCTGGGATCATAGTTTTGATGCGTGGGATGGTGGTCGGGTCATAGGGCATGACGTCCGCCAATTGCAGAAGTCCCTTGACCGGAACCGGCTGGGCACCGTTGAGAGCGTCAAGCAGAGTATCTTTTCCGTGAAAGAAAAGGATTTCGTTAGCATCTTTGCAGGGCTTACCGTCCGGCCTGTCCGGATAGTCTTCAACGATCATGCAGCGGGATTCGTCCAGCCTGCGAACCACCTCGCGAATCATCTTTCTGCCCGGTTCATCGTTGTCGCCGAACAGGATAATGGACTGAAAGCGTTCCAGCCAATTCCAGCAATGATCGATCCAATCGAGATTGCTGCAGCCAGAGGGGACGGAGACCACATTACGGGCTCCGGCCTCATACAGAGAAAGGGCGTCGATCATGCCCTCGGTGATAATCTATGGCTGCGAGAAGGAGCACATATCCATGCCGAACAGGATTGGTCGGCTGCCGGGATACTGCCATTCCTTACGCTCCTTACCCTGCGGCTTTCGAGGAGCGCGGAATTTGACGTAGATAAGCTCGCCATCCTTGTAGAATGGAAAGATAATGCTTCCGTCAGTTGCCGTCGAGACAGAGAAGGCGTTCAGTGTCTCGGCTCTGATCTTTCTGGAGGAAAAGTAGCGGATAATGGTATCGGTAAGCGGCAGCTGCTGTACATCAGGCAGAACAAACTGCTTTTTTGCTCTGGCGGCGGGACGGATCAGATCCGCCCGCTCGCCAAAACGTTCAGAAAGTTCCTCAAATCGGCCGCGTACACCACAGGTGCCGCGTTTGCACACATAGACGCCTTCGGTCAGGTTGAGTGCAAAAGTGTACTTGTCTCCGCTCTCGCCGCCATGACAGATAGGGCAGTGCTCAGGAATCAGCTCGTCGCCTCGGACGGTATATGGTTCCAGATGGCGTCTGGCAAACTCCAGAATATGCTGTGAAATTTCCATATCAAACCTCCCATCATACAGCGAAATACAGAGAGGCCTTCACCCTCACGCTTTTCAGCAGGCGTGACATCTGTGCTTCCCCGGCGACGCCAACAAAAGGTATGATCTCACGGCTGCTGTAGCCATGCTGCTTCATTCGGCAGACGATCAATTCCTTTTCGTTGAGCGTACTTTCAAATTCCCGAAGACTCAGTTCATTATCTGCCTCACAGGATAGGCGATCGTCGGATTGAATGGCGGCGTCCTCGTAATCGACACGCTGAATCTTCTTGATCTCGTTGCCGTAGCAGTATTTCGGAATCTTGACCAGAGACATGCTGCGGCACAGATCGCATAATGCGCCATGAATTGCGAATCTGCAGTGCGTGACGGTAGATTCATCGGGGATCTTCCGGAGGTGATTCAAGAAAACAAGTCTCGCCTCCTGCAGAAGATCATCCAAATCCAAACAGTCATGCGCGTGATGTGATGTGAAATCACGCACCTGATGTTGAATGAACGGTTCATACTGAAAGAGAAATTCGGATTCTTGCATGGGAGTCTACTTCATTACTGCCTCCTGATTTTTCCGGATATGGGCGTCCGTCAGATAGGCAGCTCGTCGTCGGACGAATGCGAAGCAGCAGCGGGCGTCATACTGTTCTTGCGGCTCGGAAATTCCACATGGTTGGCGCTGATCTGGACAGAAACGCGGTTCTGTCCCTCGCGGTCTACATAGTTCCGCAGAGAAAGATCGCCATGGACCGTGACCTGATCTCCCTTATGGAGGTACTGCGCAACGTTCTCTGCCAGACGACGCCAGACGGTGACGCGGTAGAAAATGGGGATGTAATTGCCGCTTGCGTCTTTAGCCTTCGTATCGGATGCCAGAGTGAACGTGGTGCAGGGCGCATCGTTAATCGTGGAAAGGGTGGGGTCGGCGGTCAGACGGCCGGCGACAACAATCAGATTCTAACTCATGCGTTAATCCTCCATATCATCATTGGGCGTGCGATCGGGCACGTCCTTGAAACAGTCGTAAATTCTGCGCAGGGTAGCTTCATCGGTTACAGCGCGGTAATTGGCGGTACCGCCGGTAATCTGCTTGATCTGCGCGGCAACAACTTCCTTGTCCTCTTTGCTCAGTCCGGCGCAGTACCTCTGCATAGTCTCCTCAACCAACGCAGTCAGCGGTACCTCTTCGTGGACAGGAGTAGGAGTGGATGCAGCAATGGGGGCGGGCACCTTCGGTTTTGCACCGGCCAGCCACTCATGGATGCGAGCGCCGGTATCGGGGGCGATCAGGAAATACTGCCCGTCGAACAGGCCGGTACGATCCTTGGTGGCAGCTGCCGCGTGCGACTGATCCAGTTCAAAGAAAATGGTGAATTCGTATTCCACGCCATCGCGGAACACGGGCGCCATGCCAATCTTCCGGGGCGTTTTCTTGCCGCTGCCATTATCCTCAATGACATACTCGGTCTTGGTTCTGAGCGTGACGGCGACGTGCATTGCACACTGCAGGATACGGTCAACGAGACGATTGTGAAGGGGAGTGACTTCTCGCCAAGCGGTATAGGAGTTGCCGCTGCGCTTTGCAACATTGCCCTGAACGTCCAGCAGACCGCCTTCACCGGTCCATGCATGGGACAGCGAGTCGATGACCAGATACTCAACGCCTGCCTGCTCGGCCAGATCAATCGCTTCAAGATAGCGGGCTGCGCTGTAAGGCGCTTCCAGATTGATGGTCAGGTATTCGCCGACGAGCGTACTGCCGACCTGCTTTCCGACATACAGAGAACCGGATTCATTCTCCGTATCAATCAGGCAGATCTTCTCCCAGATTTGAGCGTCGGAGAGCTCCGGGTGTGCGGTTCGCACCTATCCGAAGCCGAGAAGCAGAGAACTGAGCGTTTTGCCGGAACCGGACGATCCTGCAAGGCCAATCTTCTACTTTGCCAGCGAACGCTGGGCTTTTCTGATTTGGATAGCCATGAAACATTCCTCCGTTATGAATAGTAGAGCTGCTGTTGATCCAGTGCCCTCTATACTGTAAGGGGCACATATTTGGAAGAAACTTACACAATATGTGAGTTTTCTTGCCGGAAAGCAGCATGCGCGTATTATATCAGATTGTAATATGCTGAACAATGACCCTTTTTCGGACAGGGAATAGACGAGAACGGACCATTTAGCTGTAAAGTATCACTCATCAAAGAGGTAGGCATACCCCATACTGTTGACTACCTGTTGACGCTCTTCGTGGTTTGAATGCAGATATGTGTTAGTGATTGTGACGCTTGTATGTCCGGCGAGATCACGAGATACTGCTGCACCGCCAATAGGATTTCGGTCTATATCCGAGGTAAATGTATGGCGAAATCTGTGAATGCCGCTGGGAATGCCTACACTATGTTGCTTGGACTGAAGGCTTTTCCACAGGGATACTCGGTTCATCCGATTACCTTTTTGAGAAACGAAAAGCGGTTCGTTGGGGTCGCATTTTCCACGGAGCCAGAGGTATCGGTCGATATATGGCCAGACGAAGGACGCGACCTCGACGTTTGACCAACTGCCGCCCTTGCGCTTGCATCTGATTTGTCCATTTCGGATGTTAACGGCATCTACTACGTTGAGACTGCATAGTTCGGATGCTCGAAGGCCGCTGCCAAGCATAAGAGCGACTATAGCTGCGTCTCTGGTGTTATTGCGAGCATTGTCTGATACAGACAGCAGTTCCAGCAGTGCTTTTAATTGGTTAGAAGAGTATTCTTTCTCTTCGCCTTCATCTGCTTTCTTCTTTTCTTTGATACAATGAAGCGCACGCGTTGGATCATCCGAGATTACACCTGCACTCAAAAGAAAACGGAAGAAATTTTTGAGGACAACAATGTAGTTGTTACGGGTCGCTGTCTTCAAACTGCGCTTGTACAGTTCCTGATAGTATTCAACCATTATTAGGCCGTTGATCATCTGTACGTCAGAATAGTTCAGCGATAGATGATACTTTTCATCCAGCCAATTATCGAAACGGTGCAGTATTTCACCATAATGACTAGTGGTTGTAGTGGCCTTTTCTTCTGCTGAAAGATGATTGATGAACAGATCAATGAGTTGTGCCATTTGTTATCGCCTCTCTGATTTAGTCAAGTTACTATACAGTCTCCTTCTTCTGAGATTCGCTGTTTCCATTGCAATCGCAACGTTCGCCAGGATCCAGATTTGCTCCGCAAAATGGGCAGGTGTAGTAATATTTCGTTCGTTGCATTTTGCTTAATCCTCCTGATTAGAGATCGCCAGATGACTACGGCGCTGAAGATCATGAATGTATTGAAGAAGATCAGTCGCTCCCTGTTTATATGCTTCGAGGGCTAAATCGGAAAAATAAGTATGAGATAGGGCGATAAGTTCACTAACGACTTCTTCGATCGCGGGAGAGGAGTTTTCAAGTGAATCAAGAAAACTGTGGTACTCCTCGTAGTGTTTTCTATAGTAGGGATATTGATCGAGATTATGTTCAACTTCCATTTGGAGTTGCTCGAAGCGATTACCCCATACGTCATCGAGTGCGAGAAATTGATCCAGCGGCATAAGATAGTGTTTCATATTGCAAGCTCCTTTAGTGTTCAGTAAATACAACAGCCTCGCCAGGCTGCAGATCCCAACAGGACATACCGGTTGCGACGCAGTTACCGCAATAGGAAGGACACTCCCGGGCATGATCAGGAAGATTGCTGTTCTCTTTAAGGAATCGGATATATGCAATGGGCAGATTATGAGGATTGTCGGGCAGGAAGATGCCCCACGCGCTGAGAACGATGGTCAGATTTGCCGGGAACATGCCATTGGCATCAAGCCATTCGTTGACAAGTTCATACTTCTTCGTGAAGGCCAGAAAGCGGGTGCTCGGCTTGTCTTTAGCAACGCGCACCATCATATCCAGATAGGCAGCATTCGGAATGTCTCCGGCAGAGTGCCAGCGGAAGTAACCATGGAAGAAGGCGGCAATGCCTACCTCGTATTCATACTGCTCGGGATTTGCCAACCACATCTCCAGATTGTTCTGCAGGTGCGCCTTGTTCTGCTGGAAGCAGAAGCGCCCGCGTCGCGCGTAGCACTTTTTGAAACATGGAGCGTCCGGGCGACAAGTACCACCGACTGGAAGACTGACAGAGGGAATATCCACGCCCAGCTTCGAGACGTGATAAGAAATATGTACATGATCAGGGGTCATGAGAGCCTCCTTTTTCCATTGAAAAAAGAGCAGCCTCATGCTATAATGAAGCTGCTCTCTTATGGGGTTGGCTAATGTAGCCGGGAGCGTATGGCTGAACGAAGTTCGTACCTTCGTTCAGCCTTTTTATGCAGTTGTAGGCATATTGTCGGCAGACTGTTCGATATTCAGAATGAGTTTCACGGCCTTTTCGGCTTTGCCTGCCGCAGATACGATCATCTTGTTGTCGTCCCGCAGGGCATGAAGCCAGCTCTGAATGTATGCGGCGGAGTTCTTGAAGCTGCCATTGGTTTCGATACCCAGTTCGTTCATCAGGATGGCTGCGCCCATCTCAGCAACCAGTTCTTCCTTGGAGTAATTCTCGCTGCCGAACCACGCCGGAGAGGACAGGCGATCCAGACGGCTCTTGTGTCCCGTGGAGTGAGTCGCCTCATGAAATGCGGTGGAGTAGTATTCCGCAATCTGCGGGAACTGCTCCCGTAGTGGCAGATGGATTTCGTCAGTGGAGGGGCGGTAGAATGCTTCGTTCTGCTTCTCATGAATGATGCGGCAGCCAGAACGCTGGCTGTAATCCGCGAGGATCGTTTCTGCCTCTGCAATGGGATCAGCAGGCTTCAGGTCTTCGGAAGTGAACCGCGGCTTCAGATTCTCGCACTGATCGATATGAAAGACATTGTAGTATTTCAGGAGCGGAATCGTCTTCTTGACGGGCTTGCCCTCCTTGTCCTTCTCCACAACGTCCAGCGGCTTCCAGAATACGACGATCTGTGCCTTTTCGCCCTTACGGATAACTCCGCCTACTTCGGTCGCCTGCTTGAAGGTCACATACTCGCCGGGTTTGGAAAGCAGCATCTGATTGAGGAAGGAATAGGGTCTGCCGGTGACGCGGCTGTAAGCTCCAGTTCGCACGCCCGTCCACGGACGTACCCACGGAATGATGCCCTTCTCCAGTTCGGCAATGATGCGGTCGGTGACGATCTGATAGACGTTGATAGCCATGTCATGCACTCCTTTCGTAGTCGAAAAAAGCTGCCGGCTGTTCAGCAGCTTGAGAGAACGCTTGTGTATTTATGTTTCGTTGATCATCAGCAGGATGATCTGCTGTCCATCCATATCCTCGAACTCGACATTGAGAGAGGTTACAGGGAGTTTACCAACAGAGGCGACAGCTTTGGGATTCTCACGATAAAATCGCGGATCGGGGATGAAAAACACACTGCTCGGACTCGTTTTAATATTGATCTGAATGGTAGAATCAGCGGGGAAAAGAGAGAGCAGTTCGCCTACAGTCATGATCTAACCTCCTCGTTATGAATGTCAGTGAGCGAATCGTATTCCGCATTACACTTGGTGCAGGTGTATTGCCCGTAAGGCCGATCAGAATCGTAGATGGCTGCGGCAATGTCCTCCAGATTACTATGAAATTCGCCGCCTTCATCGACGATCACTTCAAGGTAGACACGCTGATGGGCATAGAACCTGTTGTTTCCACATTTGCAGCGCATGAAGTTTCCTCCTCATCTTCGGGCGGCGGCAGATAGACGTCATTGAGTGTGACACCGCGATTCATTGCTTCTTCCCAAAAGGATTCATGATTTTCGCAGATGTAATCGAAGATCCCTTCGGGCGTCAGGCCGGCTTCGATCATCGCATCTACGGAATCGAAGCAGTTGTTGTAATCGCCGCCGTAATCATCGTAGATACGGTAGCCGATGGTGGGTTCATCGGACGGTTGCCGTCCTGATCGAGGTTCTGGAACCTTGTAAATTGGACGCATACCATGTTGCTCATTTCATCACTCCTTAGACATGGAAGGCATGGTCGGGCTGGATGATGCGGTAGGATACAGAACGGTGTGCGTTCATCACATCTTCCACCAGTTTTTCAAAGCCATATTCGTTCATGGATTCCAGATAGGAGGAGATGCTGTCCTCGATTTCCTCTAGTTCATTTGGATCGAGTTTCCCGTGAACGAGGACATACACCGACTGGTTATCCGGCTCGTCTTCGACAGGATCAAAGTGGAATTCAATCAGCGACGAATCCAGCAGGCGATCCATGGCGGCGGCAAGAGCGGCAGACATGGGATTGCTGCGACCGGCATGTTCATAGTTCTTGATGGTATAGTAGTCTCCGGTGCCCCAGATCAGCGTGCCACACTCGATTTCCGGTCGATGGCAGACCACATAATTGGTCGGTTGATCGGACTCTCCGTACTGCAGAATGAGGATAGCATCCTCGTGTGCGGCAAGACAGAACATCCGGCAACCGTCACGCGTAAAGGTCCGCCCAACGTAATGCTGATAGGGCGACTGATTGCGGACAGCAGGGATGACGCTTACTTGTTTGCCGGTGCTGTGGGAAAGCAGGCGATCGCGCCAGAACCCGGCCATATGAGCGTCTCCCTTCTTCAGGGCAATGGACATCATGGCATTGTTGATGGTGTAATCGCAGTTCTGTTCGGCGTATCCCGGCGCACAGGTTTTCTGAAGTTCTCCGCGGGTTTCATAACCCTGATAGCGGAACCAGATCTGAACATGGCTGCTGTTGGAGCGGTCTTTGGTCTGAGTGATCTCAAGACCATCAGGCAGACGCGTTTTTAGAATATCAAGCATGGTTTTCATAGGTAGCCTCCTTTGTTACTCAGCCGCCGTTTTCGACGGACTGATAGTCGATTTCAACCGGGTCATCCGACAGGATGGCCACATACTTCGTAAGAATCTCGTCAATCCTCTCTTCAGTCAATGCTCCCTCTGCTTCGGGAAGATTCCACGGATACGAGGGCTGATAGATCAGGAACTGATCGCCCTCAAAGTTGGTACAGGCAGAGAAGACGACGCCTTCCGCTTCTTCAATCACCTCCGCGAGGATGGCGGCGAGTCCGCAGATGCAGACGTCATCGTAGGCCAGATAGTCCTCATAGGTCGGTTCGGTAATATCGTGCTTGGCAAGCCAATCCTCGATCACAGTTTTGAAATGCGGCGCATGTTCCAGCAGAGCATTCAGCTGGTCAACCGACGCATCAGGGATGGCGGAGGCGTTGATGCCGTAGCCGTAGTTGTGCCATGTTTTGTAACCCATGTATGATTCCTTCCATTACATAGTAATTCACTCAATCTCAATAACACCGGCGATGGGCACATATTCCCATGTGGAGTGGAGCGCCTGTGAAGCACGGGTCAGAATATCATCCATCCACGACAGACGGTCTTCGTCTTCCTTGATGGGCATTTCCTTCTGTGCCGTAAGGATCGCATGCAGCACCTCTTCCTGCGCCATACCGGGCGGACAGTCAAAGCACGCCGTATCGACGATGGAGGACTCCTGCTCACGATAGTATATCTGCACATAAACCGGATTGCTTTCGTACAAGCGCTTGACTCCGCCGTGACCGATCTCAAAGAGTTCGTCGCAGCTGATATCATCCAAGGAAAGCAGATGGAGAGGCGGCTCAGGTTCGGTAGCGGCGATGGAGGAATGGAAACAGCGCTGCATGGCATCACAGGACTGCTTGAAATCATCATAGCTCTGCACACCGCAGAACAGGTTTTTCATTTCGACCCATGTGAGGTCGCAGGTATCGGCGGAACCAATATGCTGGAATTCGTCATGGTCGCCGTTGATTTCGGGCGTGATCCAGAACCCGATTCCTCCGCTTGGCCTGAAAATGATGCGTCGTCTGGTCATCAGGCAGTGCCTCCTTCCGGTCTCAGAAAATCGAAGATGGTATAGTTTTCGCCGAGCTTCTCGCAGATGCGATAATGGGAGCCAAATTCCGCATTCCAGTCCTCGCGGACGGCGTTGTCCAAGAGCTTCTGCATTTCGCTTTCCGGGAGTTCGGAGCGTGCCTCGATGGAGAATCGCAGTTCGTCCCCGCCGTAGCTGTAATCGTGCGGAGAATAGATGGAAACGCTGTCAAGTATCAGAACGCCGCCACAAAAAGCGAACGCCCGTTCTGCTTTCTCGCTGAGCAGAGGAATGGCGATTTCCTGAATCTTTTTGCGGTATGCGTCGATATCGAAGCGATCCCAGATCGCTTTTTCTTCTTCATCGGTATAGTTTTCTGCATCGACATTCAGGGAAAAGTCAGGCTCCAGAAGCGTATTGTACATATTGACGTCAACTCCGCCCCGCAGAGAGTAGCGACGCGTAGGGATACTCTTGCTCATACCGGTCACCTCACACCAGTTCGGTTCCGCCATTGGCGAGACTGTTGAAGTATTCATCCAGCTCTACAGGAGCGATAGTGCGATCGTCCGTGGGCTCGTCATCCTGGCAGTCGGCATACAGCCGCAGCTTCAGCGCAGGTGCGTTTCCGTGCCGGTCAACCTCCACCCATGCCAGGAGAATCGAGCGATCACCGCGATCGAGGCAGATGTCGATGCCCGGATATTCTGGATCATTGCGGACATGAGCGCTCAGCGTGCCGAGGGGAGTCCTGATTTTCGTTCTTCCCATAGTAAGCCTCCTGTCAGTCGTTGTAATGGTCGATGAAGCTGATGCATTCATCCAGATCGTCCGAATCCCATTCGGCTGCGTCCATGGCGTCGGGCGATTCGCCCGGCAGATAGACTTCATACCGGGGGATGATGCAGCCCAGCTTGTCCAATGTGCGGCGCAGCTCCTGATCGCTGTGTTCATAGATGCCAAAGCCCCGATGGGTTTTGATTTTCTTCATCGGCAATCCTCCTCAGGCTACCCAGCCGAAGGCTTTCCGCAGATGCGGTGCGCGCCGGTTATAGGGTTTGGCCAGCGTCTCGCAGATGGTCTGCCAGTCGAGATTGTCGCCGTGATTCTCATACCATGCCCTGCCGCGCTCAGAGAGACGATAGACGTCGAAATGATTCCGGCCATCGTGATGGACACAGGTGGCGTGTACGCTGCCGCGCTCTGTCTCTTCGATGGTCACATAGTCCATATTACTGATGATCTCAGACACAGCCTGTCGGAGCGTATCAAAAACCTTTCCTCCGGGGAAGCGGCCGCGCCATGTTCCGATATCGGCGATGACCAGCCAAGGTCCATCGGAAACGCGTTCCACATCATGCCAAAATTCGGAGCCGTTGATCTCCATGACGTCATAGATCCAGCGCCAGATCATATCCTCGGTGATCTCGCCCTCTTCGTAATCTTCAAGCAGCGCTTCACGGGCAGACTCCTCGGCAGCGTCGTAGCTGCCGAAGGAGACGTCGATTTCATTGGTGTGGATAATATGTGTTCTCACTTGGATTCCTCCTTGGGAGTGAACTTGTGTACAAGCGGCTTCTGTTCAATGGAAATCTTGTAGTGATTCCCAAGGTAGTCGCCGTCCAGCCAGCATTCATAGCTGTTTTCGCTGGTGACGAGCTGGAAATCAGTCTTGTCCTTCCATCGGGGAATACACCCTTCCGTAGCTTCGGTACTGAGCTTGGAGTGGAGCACTGCGACTGCGTCTTCCCGACTGACGAACAGGGACTCATCGTGTCCGGTTTCATCATCAACTGCCCAGTCTTCGATGACTGCCCATACATGCGTTGCCGGATTTGCCGCATTCGGGTCAATAGACGGCTCCAGCATCTCGGGAGCCATGATGACCATATCCAGCGAGAGTTCATCCAGCTTCTTGGGCTGTCCGTAGAGGGAGGAAAAGCGAGCTTCCAGCTCACGGACCTCGCAGGGCAGCACCGGAACATCAAACTGACAGTAAATGTCGGGGGTATCGTTTTCGGTCTCGCGGTTATCATCGGTGCGGATTTCTGTGACTACGCCGTACAGACCGGCAAAATCGCTGGTATTGTTTGCATGGACGTACATACCGACAAAGTAGAAGATGCCATCGACGGTAATGCCGGAGCTGGTTCTTGTGTATATCATAGGTCAGACCTCCTTCTGCAATTCAGGGGCGTCATAGAAGATTCGCTGCGGAGTGTCATAGACAATGTGCCCATCCAATACTTCACAGTCATCTCTGCGGAAATGAATCTGCTGATACCAGTCCTCGTCCTCATTGTGGCAAAAGAGCTGGAACATACAGTCGGGGCTTGCTTTGGCATAGTCTCCAATGATGTCGATAATATTGGAGTAGCCGTTGTTGTAGGTGGTCAGGAACTGAGCAACACACTCGCCATCAGGGGCGTCGCCATGCCATTCGGTGACTTCATCATCGAGCGCATTGCGAAGATCGTAAGCCTTTTCTTCAGAGATGGGAGCTCCGGTGGCATTCTTTCCATGCAGCGACCACTGGATATATGTGCTCATGTATTTCCCTCCAGTTCACCATCTGTATTGCTGAGCTGTCTGCAGATGGCGGCAGCCTCCAGCAGCATGGAGCACAGCCCGTTTGCATAGTAGCGGAAGTCCTCCTCAAAGACGGTACAGGCGTCTTCAGTAAGCAGGCAGGCTTCGTCCGGCTTCAGGATTTCTCCTTCTTCCCGTTCCATCTCGTCATAGGGGATCCAGAGAATGCCCTCACGAACGGGCGTGATAAAACCACCTGCGGAGTTACCTTCGCTGATGGGATAGCGCCAGATCAGCTCGTTCTGATAGGTCTCCATCTGCTCCTCACGCAGATCGGCCAGAGCGCGGTCGGTTCCTCCGTCAGCGCGAATGCGTGCAAGGAGATCGTCTTTACACGGCAGTGTAGCGGGGTCCAGATTCATGTTCATGTATTTCCACATAGGAGTTCCTTTCTGCCGTGTCAGGCGGCGACGTTCTCTTTTGTAGGAATTGGCAGCGGATTATCTTCATAGCAGCAGTACCAGTTCCACAGATTTTCCTCGGTATCAAAGTCGGGCAGATGATCGAAGAAATGAATATCATCATAGCCGGGAATGGTCAGCCTCATTTCTTCGTCCAGATAACTCAGATAGCTGTCGAAGAAATCGCAGACAACATGCGGATCAATACCAAAGGTGTTTATGTGGTCGGCTATGAACAGCGAATTGAGGATGATTTCCTTTCGCAGACTCCAGAGCATCTCACTTGTCATAGTGAACCATCTCCTGATTGGCGTAGCAGTGGATATAGCAATCGTAGTTGCCACGGGAAGGTGCGCAGCGGATATAGTAGACGTACTTTTCGGTCTGCATCCTGTAGCCGACCACCTTCAGATAGCTGTCCTCCAGCAGCAGGCCGGGGTGTTCGCGCAGATACTGGCGCATTCCTTCACGGGAGCTGAGCAGATCGGTGCGCAGACACTCCATCAGCACATGCAGTTCTGCTCTGAACTCGGGCGTGTTGAGCTCTCCGGAATCACCGGGAAACCATGAATGCCAGAACTCCTCACCGCTGCTGCCAAAATCGGCGCGGATATGACCGATGCGCGGCAGCGTCGTGCTCTCGCCGGAATAGAAAAACGCCTTTTCATCGGGCAGTGCAGCCTTCAAAGGGAAATCAAACAGCATATCAGTTCCTCCTGTATACGTTCTTCATGTCGGACTGAGCGGCGCGTTCCTCAGCTTCATCCAGTTCACGCTCCATTTCGCGATCACCGTAGTCAGCGATCATGATCTTGGTGTAGGGATTCGTGGACAAAACAGCGTCCACATGACCGTCGCGTATGACGATGATGATCTCAGATGCGGCACGTTTGTCCAGTTGCATTTTCAGATACCGTCCAGCCATTATCCGGGGTTCAACATGCGGCGCAAGTTGATTGGAGCGAAGGCGTTGAATGGTTGTATTGTACAAGGTGCGAAAGCGATCATCCTTCCATTGATCAGGATCGCGCTTGTACATCAGCGTATCGCGGATGCATTCGCGTGAAAGATCAGGCAATGGCATGACAGTTCCTCCCTCCGCCTAAAGTGTTGTAGTTGAAAGAATTTGATATGGTGACCACCTACCACAAATGCCGCAAAGCGTAGTGCCTTTTCCATCATGCTCGATACGCGCTTGCGTTGCAAGAAAGGGCGTGCCACAGCATTCCGTACAGGCAGTTACAACAGATATTCCGTGCAGTGCATCGGGACGATACTTTTGGCTGAAGGGAATGAAATCGACCCATAACGGATTGTCGAAGATTCGCATGGAATGCAGCACAATAACCTCCTGTTCAAATTCAGCCTTGCCCTGATGGATAAAGGTGTGTTCCCTGATCCACGCTGCCAGCTGATGATGAAGCGAGTCCTCTTCACTGCGATAAATGAGCTCTTTCATCAGCCTTTGCCATTCGGAACGCTCTATGTCGCCAAGAGCACACATCACACCGTGGCGGTATCCGTAGACTTTGTTTCGACCTTCTCCGGATAGAAGAACCGAACGCCCGGTTCCGTAATGACATCTGAGGTCTTCAAAAGTTGGAAGATTGTCATTCCTCGGGTTCATAGTCGTCCTCCATATCATCCGATTCACTGTCGATGAACAGGATTTCGACGCGAACGATATAGCCAAAAGCATCGCGCTGGAAATAGCAGTCGTAGCAGCCGTCACCGTAACCGGAGCTGCTGACAGCGCCATAAGGAAGAACGCCTACCTGCTGTCTGGAGAGGGTGATCTGACAGCAATGGTCATACCAAAGATCGGCATGCTCAGTGGGAGTGCAATCAGGGTCAATGATCCGGTCATCCCTGTAATGGCCGGCATCAAAGAAACCTGCCTGTCCGCTGTCAACGCCGACAGAAAAAGGCGCGTCCTCCATGAGCTCCGGAAGGGAATCCGCGCTTTCATGCTCTGCGATCAGCCGGGTGACATGAGGATAGCTGGAATCACCGTCATAGACTGCAGAGGCATGCCATGTACCGTTGCGCACGGTTTCCAGCGAGTTGCAGCACCAGACGTCCTCTGCATAGCAGGGATCGGTGACAATCAGCCTTCCCGATACGACTTCAAAGGACCCGAGGTCAAATTTATCATCACTCGTCATGTGAGGTTCCTCCTGTGATTGGTTCGCATTACACGCCGTTCCCCGCTTGCGCAGACTATACGAGTTTACGATATCGACGGAAGCTGAGCGGCAGCTTGGAGGCTGCCTCAGCCTCTCAAGCAAGGCTGAGCTGATGGAGATTGCATGTCGGGGCATGGCGTGCTTATGTCCTGCGCCAGACTTTTTTGTATTGGTCAGGTATGGAAATCAAAGCTCATATATGGCCTGCCTTTCCGCTCTCCGCGGTGAAGAATCAGTCCGCCGTTATGTTCGCGGTTGCCGGACATGGAGTGAATCAGGTAGAAGCAATCCGGGAAATCGTTGTATGCGTAGATCGTTTCACCATAGCGGCTTCTGATACGGTTGCGCAGCGCCTTGGACAGCGCACGGCGCTTATGGCGATCCATGCAGATACTGCGGACAGTACGGCTTGCGTTACTGAAGTCGAACTGCACCCGGCCTTCGTACTTAGACTGATGGGTGAAGATCGCGCCGCCCTTTGCATCCAGCATCAGCCTCTTCAGTTCATCCAGAGGTACATCAGCGTTCTGAGCGAAGCCCTGAAGCTGTCCTCCGTTGCCCTCGCACATCCAATAGAAGTGCAGCGAGACGATGCCCTCGTATACGGTGGCTCGGAGAAGATAGCTGCCATCCATTTCAAGGTGCTGACTATTCTCGCTGTCCAGCCATTCGATGAAGCGATGTCGATTCAGGTAGAAGTAGTGCTTGCCGTTGCTGTGGCGGGTGATGACGCGCAGAATGGTGCAGCAGCTGTCATGCGTTACCACGATACGGGCAGAGTTTTCGTAAAGCGGGCGATTACGCCATGTGGGTCTACTCATAACCGAAACCTCCTGAAAATGATGTTGCAGCGTGTCCGTCCGGCACGGACTTCATGAGTTTACGATGGCTCCCAGTAGGATACCATCCGCGTTGCGGGCGGCGAGCGCGTTTCGCGATCTCCGCCCGCAGGCTGGAGGGGATCCATTGGGAAACTGATTGACGGACCTGCCGCACTTGGGATGTGCCGCCCATGACCTGCCTATCTCAAGTCATTCGGTCAGGCGTTGTAGCGATAAAGCTCCATGGCGCCGTTGGGGGAACGTCTGGCAGCGTCGGTCAGCAGACTCAGCGAACCGGCGCAGTCATTGCGATAGATACGCTTGTTTTCAAACATGATCGCGTTCTTGAGGGTGTAGAACGCGCCGGCGTTGACATAGGGCGTGATGAAGCTGTCAGGGAGGCATATACGATGGTTCAGTTCAAGAAAGTCGAAGCCTTCCAGCAGCTTATCCAGTTCTGCGAAGGTGAGGCAGGCGGAGGCGTCGGTGAGGAGCTTCGTGAAGCGGTATTTCATCGGACGGATGTTGTTGCGATCCACCTGACCGTAGTTGCGTACGTAGACCTTGGTATTCTTGCGATTGGCCTGTGCAACAGCGTCGTCAATCTCCCGGTGTACAGCCTGCACATAGTCGGAAAGAATATTGATGATAGCGTTCATGGAGAAGAACATGCTGCGCTCAGCAAACGCAGTTCTGTCATGGCGCTCCAGATTGGCCAGCTTGTGTGCTTCCTTCCGGATCTGCTCAATGGCATACTTCCAGTCATAGGCACGGGCGACGGCGTCGCGGACGCCGTCAATACCGTGACGGGTGACCAGCCGGTGGAACTGCGCGGCGATGAAGCGGCGGTGGATGTAGGGATTGAACACATGGCCGTCGGCCATCATCTGGCCATAGAACTGGCTGTTCTTGCCGAAGATGCGGTCGTCATCGTCGTTCAGGTTGAGCGTGAACAGCTCGCCGGTCTGCTTGTCGCGGATCTGAATGGTCAACTCAGCGCCCTCGGGGATCAGCGACTGGTGCAGACGCAGGGACAGGAAGCCCTCGGTATCAACTCCGGCCTTGTGGAGCTGGGCGGCCATGTCGGGACGGCGGGTACGGGAAGCGGTGTGATGGACGTGGTTCTTAGTCATGGGGATTTTCCTCCTTCGTTTCGTTCAAGATCCAGTTGCGGTAGATGATGCAGTCAGGGTCGGTTCCGCGCCAAAAGAAATGGCCGGGGACGTGCCACGGGATGATCCCTTCACATGCGCCGAGGCAGATGAATGCTTCAAGGCGGATGCGGGCTTCGTGGCGGGGAATGTTGTTCTCCAGCTCCTGCATGGTAAGCCTGTCGCTGGAAAGCGCCTTGAAAGGACCTTTGTTGAGGCTTTCCTGCTTGGAGGGGACGCTGTGCTTGTACTGTGCGTACAGGCGTTCAATCTCCTGATAGGGATCACCCTCAAAGCGGATGAAGCCGTCAAAGGTTCCGGTACCGGCAAGAATTTCGCCATTTCGGACGAGTACCTTATTGCCGATAGAAATATAACGGCGGTCGAGATGGATAGTGATGGGCTCGTAGGGCTTGTCTCCGAAGGAGAATCCCTCGCATGTGTCGATGAGGTGTTCATAGATGGTCATGGTTTCCTTCCTTTCTGCGCAGACTTGCAATCCCGGCACATAGCTTCATGGGTTTACGGTAGAGAGAAGACGCGGATGTCGTCGGGCATCCCGACGACATAGGGTCTTCTGAACGTTGAGAACTGCCGATCTGCGCTCATGTGTGCAGCTGTATTTCTGTTCGGACAGCAAATCCACCCGGCACAAACTTCATTGGTTTACGATGGAACGCCGGCCGCCCGGGCTGGAGCGGCCGAGGTTTCCGAAGTGCGGCGCAAGCCCGGGCGGCCGGCGTCACCTGTTGTGCGGATTCATCTGCCCGTTGCCTGTGCTGGCATGGGGGTTGCTCAGACTGTCCTGCGCATGACTTCATAGGTTTACGATGCAGGAACGGTCATCTCATCGGCCTGAAGAAAGGCTTCCGCGCTTCAGGCGATGAGATAACGGTTCCTCCTGAGAACAACAGTCATTGCATCCCGATCACTGCGCGGGTGATCCCGTTGGCGTCTCATATCCTCCTGCACAAGTCTTCATCGGTTTACGATGGCGTGCAGGTATCTTCGAGCTGAAGGGAAGGTTTCCGAAGTGCGCAGCTCGAGGATACCTGCATGTCTGGATAAAGGATCATTGACGCCTGTCCCTGTGCTGGGAGTGCATCGGGGTTCCTGTTTCGTGCGTACTTCAACGATTTACGATGAAGCCTGCAGCGCCTGGCGCGAGAAGGCTTCCTGATCGCGCCTGGCGCTGCAGGCAGCTGAATGTGCAGGCGTCCCGATGCGGCATTGCACCATGCTGATAATCCCGGCGTCATTCCTGCCCGGCGCATGCTTCAAAGGTTTACGATGAACTGAAGGCAGGATCGAAGTCTCCAGCAGGTATGCTGGGGCGCACGATCCGCCTTCAGATCTGCGTTGCAGGACTGAGCGCCGATCGGCTGCGCTGCCGAAACCTCCTTTCACAGATATTGGGCTTGGTGCAGCGGTCATGGAGTCCGGTCTAAACTGTATGGATTTACGATGATACCCACGAGGTGGCCATAACGCGGTATCCGTGGAATTGGCCTCCTCGTGGATAGATGAATTGCTCCTCTTCCTGCTGCGTGACAGACTTCACAGGTGGCTTTGCTTGAAACATTGGCCCGATACTTCATGGATTTACGATGAATCCAGGATCCGGAGGGGTGGAAACGTTTCGTTGAAATCGCCTCTGGATCCTGGAGTATGATGCTGTACCCTGCAAAGCCAGCGCCGGGCAGCGCAGATGGATGACAGCCCGAAGGAACGGCCTGTTATTGCATGGATTTACGATGGGGCAGCGCGCGACACGGTCCTGAGTGTTTCATGAGCGGACCTGACGCGCGCTGCTTACTGCGTTTTCCTTCCAACTGTCAGTTACGCAGGCGGCGTAATGTGCTCAGGCCATATGCATCCGCACCTCATTGCGGTACAGGGATGCGCTGATGCGGCGGAGCTTCCACAGATGCACCATGGACACATAGCCGCAGCGCCTGAGCATATCGTTGGGCACCTTGTGGTAGTTGGAGCAGGAATTCCACTTGCCGGTGTACACATGCCGGATGTGATCCTTCACGAACTCGTCCAGCATACGCACATCTGCTTCGGTGGTGACTGTCCCGAGGAAATACTCACCCCAGCCAAATTCCCGGTCATTCTGCAGATGCGCCACATACAGCTTGTGATTGATCTGGCGGATGATGCGGCGCAGAACGTCTTCGCTTCGCTTGTCCTGTCCCTTGCGGGTCTTGGTCATGCGGCGGATATCTTTCTTGACGCGGTTCATGCTGGACTTGGAGAAGGTGATGTCCCTGCCGCAGATATCGAAGCCGAGAAAGGTGAAGTTGGTATCGGCGTCGATGGGCGTGACCTTCTTGGGGTTGATCGTCAGTCCTTTGGAGGCAAGACCTTCGTACAGGATGGTTTTCGCCTTTTCAAAGTCAGGACCCAAAAGGAGAATGTCGTCCGAGTAGCGGTAGTAGACCACATCCAGCTTCGTGATGGCTTCGTCAATGTCCCGGAGAAGATAGTTGGCGAGGAAGGGCGAGACGGCAAAGCCCTGCGCGATGCCCTTGTACACCCTCTGCACCTGACCATGCTCGTCCAGAATCACATCGTCGTGGAGGTAATCCCATACGATGCGGTCGATGCAGCTGCCGGTGTCCAGTTCCCGGAGCGCCTGATCCAGCGAATCCCGGGAGATTTCATCGAAATAGTGATGAATGTCGAACTTCGCGCCCTTGAGCCCCGGATGGGTGGCGAGATAGTTGGAGATTCTGCGGACGATGTGCGGAACGCCTACGCCCTTCTGATAGGAAACGCAGCAGGGGTGGATGCGATCCTGATACATACGGGTGTAAACGCTGCCCAGCTGAGTGCAGATGACGCGGTCCATGGGGTTGTTGCAGTACACCTTGCGCATTTCCGTAGAGTCCGGCTTGGAAATCAGGATGATGTGCGGCGGCGCAATTCTGTACTTGCCCGCCAGCATGAGCTTGGCCAGCTGGATGCGGAATTCCGGTTCGGTAAACTGCCGCACCTCGGGAATGGCGATGCCCTTCATGACGCAGTGGTCAATGGTCATCTGAAGGGTATCCTTGTCCATGAACAGGGCCAGCTTGTCGTCGATCTCCTTCAGGTCGGGCTGCGGATTGGAGGAGAAGAAGTGCTCATTCATTGCGTCAAGTCCTTTCATCGGATTTGGCAGTCAGATTCAGTTCCAGCGGACATTCGCCGCCGAAATGGATACCTGCGTAGAAGTAGCGCCCGGATACGGAGACGAAGGTCAGGAACTGGGCGCGCCACTTGCCGTTTTCATCCTCGGCGTGGTTGTGCGGTTCTCCCATCTGGAAGCCGCAGTAGCGGGACCTTCGCAGATAGATGGGCGGCATGCAGTTGAACATGCCCTCATAAACCTCTTCGGAAACCTCGGTGCCGGGAGCGACCTCCTCCCAGCATTCAGGCCAGTTGTCGTGGGTAATCATTTTGTGGCTCCTTTCTCTGCGCTGATCTTCTCAACGTAAGGTGCGAGAATCGTCTGTGTACGGACGGTATCGACATACGGCGTGTAATTGAGCAGGTTCAATTCACACGCCGCTTCTTCGATGGTCATTTTGTGGCTCACAATGTCCATAGCGATGCTTTCAAGGATGTTAGGAATGTTGTAACGCTTTTCTGCCATGCTCACACCTCCGTCATGCGGTCAGAAGCGCCATTGCCTGTGTTTCGATGATGTAGTCGCCGGGCGATTCCATGATCGCGTCGTATGCCTCGCGTCCCTGAAATTCATCGACAATGCGGCGGCTTTCCTCGTCCATTTCCTCATAATGAACCTTGCCGTAGGTGGGCGGGAGCCATGCACGCTGGCGTCCGACATAGATATTCAGCCTGTCCACGATCTTCCGGTCACGGAAGCGGACGTGGCAGGTTCCCTTCTTGTAGAAGGTAACGTCGAAGTATTTACAGTGGATGTTGCCGGTCTGACCGGCGCGTTCTGCTTCCTGCAGGCGATACATGAGGTTGCAGCTCCATGTTTCGCCCCTGTCGAGGTAATCGAGCGCCTTTTCAAGGTCATCCAGCACGCCGAAGCAGCTGTGCGTGTCCAGTCCTTCCAGCGTATCCTTGTAGCGGCCATATTTGTCACGCTTATATCCTCGGGCGAAGCAGCCGTAGGTCGGGATGACGCACTTGATGTTTACGCAATGGGCTTTGTTGGACTTCCAGCCGTTGTAGTAGTGGACATTGTCGTTCTGAATGTCCGCGTTGTAGGTGTGCTCGGCGGAGAGCTTGTCGAAGCACTTGATGATGGCTTCCTCAACGCCGACAACGATCTGTCCGCGAATCTGGTCGAGCACCTGCTGGATGTTGAAACGGGAGAACTCATAGTCCCGCATCCGGTCGATGGTCGAGTGGTATTCGTCGCGCATGGCGGAGGTCATGCGATCACGAAGATCGGGCAGATCGAAAAGTTCTGTCCAGTATCGACTGCGGACCGAGCGAAGGAAGCGGTTGACGTCATCAGCGCTGCATTCGTTGTCGCAATCATGACCGGAAACCTGAAGGGTGATGATGGGCTTGCTGTACTTGCTGGTACGGCTGTTTTGAATGTGCGGAGCGACGCCGTTATACTTCCGCATGAGGGAGATGCCAGCTTCGCACAGAAGTGCGTATTCCAGCAGCAGGCGGTCAATGTCGTTGGCGGGAGCCAGTTCCTGCGGTGATTCGCTCTCAAAATACACATCCTGCGCTTTTTTCAGCTCGTCCCATATGGAGGTATCTGCGGACGACGCCGGAATGGTCAGATTGATGAGCGCCACATCCACCCTTGCCTGCCTTGGAGCATGAGCAAAGGCGTCGTTGACGAAGCGGATTGTTGCTCCGTATCGCTTCAATTCCTTCGCCAGCGCCATGCGGCTGCCGGTGTATGGATTGCGGATGGTTTCCGCATTGAGGATGCAGGCGATCTGTCCGCCATTTGCGCATAGTTCAATGGCATGGAGCAGATGACGGTCGCCATGAGAGAAGGGCGGGTTCATGAGAATCAGGCTGTACCGCTTGCGGGTGAAGTAATCGAGAAAATCGTCATGCACCACGCGGTAGCCCTTGCCTGTCAGGATGGCGCGCAGATTTGGATCAAGCTCTATACAGTCCACATCATCAAGGGTTCGGCCGCTGTAATAGCTCTTTTTGCGGTAGCTGTTACTGCGCTTCTGGGCGAAGTCGATCAGATTGCCCATACCGGCGCTGGGCTCTAACACAGAATCCACCATGCCCCAATCCACACCGGCCAGCAGCTGACCGGCCAGTGCGGATGGAGTCGGATAAAATTCGCTGTCTGCGGACGGGAGCAGATGAATCGGGCATGTCGTTTCCTGACGGTTCAGTTCCTGCTCGGCGAGATATTCCCGGGCAGGCTCCAGAAGGGCGGATTTGGCTTCGATCAGCGAGTCAAACCAGCCGACACGGGTGTACCTGTCCCAATCTTTGGAAATGATGCGCACCATGGCTTCATAGGGCTTTTCGTAACGCATACGATAGGTGGAATGCTCAATCTTGCCGACAAGTTCGCCGCAAAGGAAGCAGTTCCAAGTTTTGCAGACCCCATTGGTTCCGTTGTGAATGCGCGGATCGTCCAGCATCACATGATTGCGGAAGTATTCGCTCATACGACCACCTCGCATTCTGCGCACCGAGGACTGAGTACCATCAGCGGCTTGCCCAACTGTTTGGCGAAGTCGTCTGCGGCTTCCTTTCCGGACATGAGAGCAATCACACGATAGCAGAGGGAGTTCAGCTCGTCCTCGGTGATCTTACGCCATTTCCAGAGCCAGTCGATCGTGGTGCAGCACCAGTGAGCGTCCAGTCCGGTGTATTTGCCCTGCTCCAGCTTGTCGAGGGTGTCCAGCAGGAGTTTGTGTCTGTGCAGCATACCGATTCCTCCTCTCATACGGCCAAGTTGCCGACTGTTGTATCAGCAGACAGATACCTGTCGCGTTCAGCGCCCAGTCCAAACGGCGGGAACTTCATCTTTTCGATCTCGGACAGCAGGGTGTAGCCCCATTCCCAGTCGAATCCGTGCGTAGCCTTGCCGAACAGGAGCCAGTCGCCGTCTTCCTGCATTTCGGCTTCGGTGACGAGGAAGGTATAGGCGCCGCCGCCGAAGAACTTGACCAGAATCTGCGCATCGTCGCCCTTGCCCTCCTGAGAGCCGAAAGGATGCTTTTCCAGCTTGCGGATGACTTCGGCGGTCAGCAGCTTCATGGTGCGGATGGGCTTGACAGATTCCGGATCGGCCTTCTTGGGCTGCTCCGGCTTTTTCAGATTCTTCGGCACTTCGCGCTTCTTCGCATCGGGGAAAAAGGATGCAGGGACTTGGTAGAGAATCCCGTATTCTGCGCGGCACCATTCCAGCAGCGCAAACGCCTTGGATTCCGCAATCTTCGTGGCGATTTCCAGCTGCTTGTCCGAGCGGCGGGTAACTTCCAACAGGCAGTCCATAACGCCGCATCCGAGAATCATGGTGGTGACGCCGCTCTGCTCATTGCGTTCGATGGGCGTGGCGTGCAGATAGTAGCCGCGGGGACGCACAGCACCGGTGGCCCAGTGGCGGCTTCCCTCATTGTAGGAGATGTGCAGATCGATGCAGTTTGCGGTGCTGATGCATCCCACAGGATTGCGTGCTTCTTCCGGACTGATGGAAACGATGGGGATGAACTGCTGAATGTTCGTGGTCATAGATACTCCTCCTATCAATTAAGAGGGATATTTGCGCGCTGAATTTTCAGATCATGCGTAAATTCCCTCTTTGTCGTGCTGATGACGGTTGTTCTGTCAGGCGGCGAGCGCCCAATAAGGCGGCAGACAGCCGATTCGGCGGTCAAGCTCCGCGTCTATGGCGTTGATGACTTCATGCCAGCATGTGCCGATGTTGCCGGACGCAACATTTCTGCATATGGAGTCCTGAAGCCGCTCCAGCTGAGATGTGCTGTATGTACCGATTCGCTCCAGAATCGTTGTGCGGGATATCTTCATAGTGGTTCCTCCTGATTATCTTCGGTAACTGCCGAAGCGCCTTGCGTGCTTGCGCCTGCGCTCCCGCATGGTTAAATCGGATAGGATTGCGCAGGATGCGCCATACTCGCGGGCAAGGAACCGCGCTATGCCCTGATAGCGTTCATGGGCGTTCCTTGCACTCTGCATGTCCGGGTATCCTGTGCGCCGCAGCCACTCTCGATAGGGCAGTTCCCCGCGAAGGCCATACTGAGCCTGTTCCCATAGGGCGGACAGGTCTTTATCGTCCATTTCGCGGATCTGTGCTTTGAGAGCGGCGGCGGATACTTCAAATGCTTTACGGTCCGATTTCTCCGTGTCCTTATGCACGGTCATGCCAGCTCTGCGATTCCGTCATGAATGCGGATTCCTGCATCGACTCCGTTGCAGGTGACGTAGTATTCACGCTCCGATACTGCCGCAAGCGTGAACAGCCTTCCCATGTAGGTGAAGGTCAACTGTCCTTTGCGGACAGCTTCACAGGCCAGATACAGCGCGGTTGCACAGATTGCGTGCTTGATGGAAGTGGGGTAGCTCCGCATTGATTGGCGGGTGGTGTAGCTCTGCATAATGCTCCTCCTGTTCATGGTTGTGCACTTGAATATTTAGTATTACTAAACTACGAGACAAAAAAAGAGAACCTGCCGCATGGCTCATTTCTGCCATGTGCGGGTTCTGCACCAGCTGTGGACGAAACGATGCTTGCATAAGTCCGATACGGAAGTCCGGATTACATCCCAGATGCTGCTTGCAAGCTCTCCGGTTGCCGCACAGAAGTACGGCGAAATTGCAGGATTGATGCTTTGCGCATATGCTACAACGTCCTCCCGACTGAAGACATAGTTGATCTTGCCGGTAGCAGGGTCTCTCTGCGGCGTTTCGCTGAGCAGACTCTTTGCGGGGAATCTGTACATGGTGACGCTCCTCTCAAAGGACAGGCGGCTCCATCACAGGGACAGAGCCGCCGCGGGGATGGTGTTGACGCTGATGGATGGTGGACATGGGTATCAGGCAGCCTTGGCTTCGGTGTTGGGGGCTTCGGTGGTGGAGCCTTCGCTGGTGGCGGGGGCAGACTGAGGGTTGGTGAGAGCGGCAAGCTGGGCACGGACGGCGGCAAGTTCAGCTTCCAGATCAGCCTTGGTCGGACCCTTAGCCTTTGCCTTGGACACAGATTCGGCGGGGTTTTTGCCGGCGTTGGAGTGTACGGGAGCGGCGGCGACTTCGGCCCAACCACCCTTGACGAATGCACGGAAAGTTGCGATGGACTTGACCTTCTTCGCCTGCTCGCCCTTATCCTTGCCGTAGGCGGTCATCTTGACGGTGAGGGTGTTGGCAAGGTTGTCGATGGTGAGGGCGAAGCCGTAGGCAGTCATGAGCGGGGACAGGTCGGACAGGGTTTCGTCGATAGACTTGTTGCCCTCGATAAAAGCCACGTAGGACAGGTAAGCGTCGTAGGACTTCTGCTTGAACTCCTGTGCGGTCATGGGGGCAGAGGTGGCGGGGGTAGTCTTGGTGGTCTTGGCGGTGGTGTTCTTCATGGTCTTTTCCTCCTTCTGGTTCTTGGGCAGAGTGGTAGCGGGGACGGTAGCGGTAGCAACGGGGGTAGCGGTGGTGTTCTTAGACATGGTTCTTCCTCCTTCAAATTCGGCAGATGTATTCTGACGGGGTTCCTGTTTCGGCTCATGCCAATCGTCAGCCCACGGACTTCTACCGTGGGGACAGGTAGCCCATGCTTCCCGTTCACATGGGCAGCCCCCCAGTGTACAGCTTGACACAGAGACTGATTCCCTAATCCAGACAGAGAAGGGCTGATTCCGTCACCAATCACAGGATTTGAACGGCGTCGCATTGGCGTAATTCCCACCTACTCCCGCCGTCGGTTATCCTGCCGCATATCACAGCCCATCCAGACAGATGGGGACACCTGTTCCTTGCGACAAACCTATTGCGGGGGCATTGTGCAACCTACACCCACCGTGAGACACTCCTGTACGTCGTGCCGTGTTTTCGCTGTACACCTATGCAATTTTTTCTCCATGCCCACAATGCAAGCCTTTACTGCGGTCTCCCGCCTATCGCCGCCCATGGGATTAGGCACAGGCTATAAGGTCGCCACCCGTCAAGCCTTGCACTTGACGCGCCGCCGTTGGTCGGCGTTACCCCGCACACTTGACCATGTGGGCAGGTGCTACATCAGCCGTAGCCGCTTGAATGGGCATCCCTCCGTTTCGTCGTCGTGGGGTTCTGTGTTCCTGCCGTCCGAGCGGTTTTGACCGCCGCCCTTCCGGCGAGACCAGTATACACCTGCATTTTTTTCGCCGCCGCCTGTTTGCCGCATGGCGGTCATGTGCGTTTTTTCGCGCTCTTAGGAAATGCGATTTTTTCGGGCAGTCGGTCGGATTGTCAAAGTGTAACAAAAACAATCTTGAAAAATTTGTGCAACATTCCGAGTTGACAAGTTTTGAAAGTGGGTGCTTCGGCCTATTAAGCGCGTGTACATGTGCGCGCAGGCGCGTTTGTTGAGAAAATCGGGATTGCGGCGGGCTGTGTGGGGCATGGGCAGGAATGGCGGGAGACGGGAGGACGGCGGGAGAATTTCGCCGCATGGAGGACGGAAAACGCCGGATTGACAGAACGTGTGTTCGCTGTGTGGGGCATGTACGGCGGGACGGCGAACAGGGACGGCGGGAGGACGGGCAGAACGTCGGGAGGCTTGACAGGTGCAGGGAGTACAGCAAAAGGGAACATAATACCGTGTTATGTTGCCTTTTACGTCTGAAAAGCAACATAACCCAGAAAAACCCCTATGCCTGTGGCACGACATCCTGATTCCGCAATATATAATGAAGAAAGACCGTCCTCAGCTGATCTGAGTCGGTCTTAACTTATCTGTATGAAGCTGAATGAAGATGAGAATTTGGATTTCCGTGCTGCAAGAGGCTTGCCCCTTCATTGTGCGGCTCTATTATATATAGAAGAAACTGCTCCAAAGCAAAGAATCAGATGATAAAAACATCGGGAAATCATCGGAAAACCTCGCAGGATCGAGGGGAATTATCACGATTTCGATGGTATTTTCAATAATTCCCGATGCATTTCTGTACTCAACTCCGATCGTTTTGTCCGAACGGCTATTGCGGCTATCGAGTACGCGAAATCACTCTTCCGCGTGGAAGTAACATATAGGGGAAGAGAATGCAATAGATTCTTGTTCAGCCTCGCGAAAAGGTTCCTCAGCGTGGAAGTAACATATTGGGATGCGGAGTCTGTTTGTTTCGGCATCTGAAATATATTCCATAGCCAGAAAATTCTCTGGATTATGTAAAAAATGCTTCGAAATGTCCCTCTTAGATAGTGAGGGGTCGATGGAGAAGATAAGTCCCGAGATGAGATGAATGTGTTTTGAATCCTGATGCGTGTCGGAGAAGAGAGTCTCCGGAAGCAAATAGTAGTCTTATAATACTATATAATACAACATACACTCTCCGGGGACACCCTCTCGTAGTTATGATAAACCCCTTGGCGAGGAGGAACAGCGTGGTGAATAAAACAATCGATGAACGGGTATTGGAGAAAATGATCGAGCTGTATGTGTCCTATCGAGGGCGATACATACTCTGTCTGCCAACCGGAAACATCATCACACCCAAGAGAAAAGACGGTAAGTACAGCTGGCTGTCGAATGCTGTTTTGAGAAATCACCTTGAACAACAATACGCGGTGGGTGTTTTTGCAGATAATTACGGCAGCAGATTTATATGCTTTGATGTGGATAACGGGAATGCGGATACAGTTCATGCAATTATTGATGAACTCGCGGCACTTGGGTTTTCAAGAAGCGACATCCATGTGTCCTTCAGCGGTGGCAAGGGCTATCACGTTGAAGTTTTCTTTGATGAGTGCATCATTACATACCGTCTGCAGGCACTGTACAGCCATGTAATCACTGCACGAGGCCTTGACCCGCAAAAGGTGGAATTTCGCCCCATGAATACAGCGTCTATCAAACTGCCTTTATCAAGACATGCAAAGACCGGCAAAATTTGCTGGTTTGTTGATAGAGACACCCTCGTGCCCATCATGAGACAGGATTATGTTTTGAGCATTCATCAAATCAGAGCTGCCGAAGTAAAAGCGCTGATCCCCGAATGCCCTGTTATCACACCAAGAAGCCAGGAGACGAAGATCCATTCAGAAAAAGGCTGTTCATCTCCGGAAACCAGAGACCTTGGCACAACGCTTGAACAGGTGGGTACGCGGCACAACATGATGCGCAACATTGCGGTATTCAAGCGGACGCATGGGGCAAGCCGGGAGGAATGTGAAACTGCATTGCATGAATGGATTGAAGCACAGGATTCCCAGTATTACAAGTCGTCACAACGGGATATCCGCCGAGACATCGATGAGCTGATCGCCTGGGTATACTCAGAGCGTTTTGTGCTCCAGAAAGCAGCAAGCGTTGATTCGACAGTTTTGCGTACCTCCATGTTAGAAGGCTTGCTTGCGCAGAATACCCGTACTGCCAGAAGACTGTACTTTTTGTTTCTGGTCCGCTGTCGGATGCAGCAGCCCAGAATGTCGCTGAAGGATGCCGGCAAAGCTATTGGCGCCAGCGTTCCAACCGTTGTCAAGGGCATTCGTGCTCTGACGGAAGGCCAGCATATTGAGGTTGTTGAAGGTAAGAGATTAAGTCTGGGCAACGGAGTATTTACCGCCGAGTGCCGTAGCTACGTTGTTCCTCATTCTGGCGGAAACCGTGATGAGCTGTGCATAACCATTACCATGCGTGAACTCATTTTTGACTTCAATGCCTGTTATCATAAGGTTTTGCATGCATAGATCGCCCAGAATGTGCTCAAAGAAAGCCTGACTCGCTCTGAGTGGGAAGAATATCTGGAGTATCTGAGCTATGTAAATGGCGAAGTGACAGATATGGAGACCAGCAGACGGATCGACCTGATTGCCACAAAGCAGACACTGAGTCATAAGGCCTTCGGGAAAATTGATGTATTTGACCTGGGCGACAGATTGCTGTATCCGGCTTATGACGTTGGCTGCAAACTGCATCTGGCACATCCCAGCGCATTGGGCAGTGAATGCACGGACAAGGAATCATGGTGGATTCGTGTGAAGCGGTGTGTGCTGAAAAACGGCGTAACGTCCTATCAGGTGCTGCGTAAGAACTTCATACCGGCAGAGGACGTCAGGAGGCTGGCGCGATCGTCAAACGATCCGCAGGCGATGGACATTTGTGACTGGATACTGTCACTCGAATCCATACAGGAGGACGATGAAAATGAGAAATGAGTCAGAGTGGGCATACCTGCCCCTGAGTGAAGAGCGCGTTGTGGCGCAGTAGCTGAAGAACCGGTGTAAACTGGATGCAGCGTATGATGCCCGACAGCAAAGTGGGACGTCTCTGGATTCACAGGGAGGATATGGATAGGCTGAGGCTGTGTAGTGTACCTACATGGATCTGGATCGCCTGATTGCCGCATGCGATATTCCTGATGACATGATGAGTACGCTGACGTTGGTGATGGACGGCTATTCGCTTCGTGATATTGCAGAGCTGCATGAACGGGAAGTGAAAGCAGTGGAACGGGAATTCAGAAACGCTGTGTCCCTGATTGTACGCAATAACAATCAGGCATGGGTGAATACGTACACGCGAAAAAGAGCTCCAGATCAGAAGTAACGTTTATGGGAAAGAGCCTTTGAAAAAAGTTGAAAGCTATGCGCGAAATATACCTGTATGTCAGAAGTAACATTTATGGGGAAAGGAGTCGGCAGAAAAGCTGAAGTTCCCGCGCGAAATACTTCCGCTGGCCGGAAGTAAAGTTTAGGGAGGAGGATGAACGTGGCAACACGTTATGGAATCACATAGCCCAATGGCGTTAGATTTACGCTTTTGTATAACGAGGATCAGAGCAAGATCGAGCTTATAGAGGAGCTGATCCTGAAATACTGGTCAAACTACTGTCTTAGGAATTGGCTCAGTGATAACCATGAGCAGCCATACTCACCGGAAATAAAGGTGAAGAGGCTGCTGGATCGCTGCGGTACACTTCTCCTGCGCGATGTGCCTCCGGACGAGAGAGACACCTTGACGAGCTACAAGGAAATGGTTGTGGGTAGCAGAGAAATCAATGTTTCAGACTGCCCGGAGGCTATTGCGGAAATGCTGGAAAGCGGCTGCGTTCAGTTGAACAGGCTGACGCCCGACGACCGGCTGAGATATGAGCTTCTGACAGATAAGCTTGATGAACGCATCGGCGCACAGAAAAAGAAAGTTGCTCGCGCGAGACCGTCAACGCGGTTCGAGCGCTTGGAAGCAATCCGGAACGCTTTTCAAGGCTGCACGATTCATGGCTGCAGGGTGGATACGGATGGATGCTTCGAACATAATGGCGCTGTTTATCAGGTGGACAGTACGGAAGGAAAATACGCCCCGCATAAAACGCGGTATGGCGATCAGTATGACATGGACAGGATCATCGTAATCGAAGTTCCGGACGGTGGCGTACACTTTGCTGATCAGGACGGATATCTGATGGACGATGCGATGATCGCTGTGCTAACGAGGTGAGAGAATGAATGATAAGCGCGATCTGATTCGCGAAATGTACAGCAAGGCGATCGGCGCATCTGATCTCGATTGGTCGGAGATTGCCGAGCAGTCCGGATGCGGATAGCACCCGGATCAGCTCCGCAAGATGGGCGCGGGCATTAAGCTGGCCGCAGATAATGGAATGCTTGCTTAGTATCCGGAGGAAGAAAACAAGCTGGACAATGTACAACAGCTTCGTGATCTTCGTAATGAGATCAACGAGACCTATAGAGCAAAATCCCGCAGCGAGGCGCTGCGGGATGCTGTTGTTCATGCGGTGAAGACCATGCCGCCCATGACTGTGCTGCCTGCGGATGAGAAGTATTCCATCGGCAAGCGTACGCTGGTACTCTGCATTGCAGACTGCCACTTTGGTGCAGAGTGGACGGTGCGCGGCCTTCGCGGCGAGGTACTGAACAGCTATACGCCCGAGGTGTTCTTTGAGCGCATGTCCATGCTACTGTTCCAGACCAGACTGATTCTGGAGAAGGAGCAGATTGGCGACGTTCAGCTCCTGATCTGCGGCGACAGTCTGGACGGCATGCTGAGAGCCAGCCAGCTCATGAAGCTGCGCTGGGGCGTAGTTGAAAGCTGCATGCGCTTTTCGGAATATATGGCGCAGTGGATCAACGAACTGTCCAGATATGCTACTGTATCTGTCTGCGGCGTTGACGGCAATCACACCGAGACCCGCAGTCTGAACAGTAAACGCGGTGATTTTCCCGGCGAGAATCTGGAGAAAGTAATCTTCTGGTTCCTGAATGAACGTTTGAAGGATAATGCCAATGTAATCGTCGATGGTGTGACCGAACAGCAGAAGCACTTGAGCGTTCAGGGCTGCAGCATCCTGCTGACGCACGGAACTGATGTCCGGATGATGGAAAAAGCGGCAAGACAGTCGATGCTTCTCTACAACGAGGGTATCGACTTCTTTATCTGCGGACATAAGCACCGCGAGCAGGAATGTGTTTCCGGCTATACGGATCAGGGCAACTCGGTAATCGTTCGTGTTCCCAGTATTTGTGGTATGGATGAATACGCACAACAGCTTGGATACGGCGGTCGCCCGGGGGCTATGGCGATGGTTCTGGAAGCCGGCTATGGCAGGCGTTGCGTCTATCCCATCAACTTGTAACGGAGGGATAAGATGGCAACTGGAACGAAGCTGAAGGGGCGAAAGATCACTTCCAAGATGTGCGTCAAGTGCGGAAAGGTGCTGCCTCTTGACAAGTTCTATGCGAACAAGGACTGGGCGGCACAGTCCTATCATGACGCATGGTGCAAGGATTGTGCATCGAAGTGCAGCATCAGCAAAGAAGGCGCACGCGAGTTCTGCTGGTACAATAATCGCCGGTGGTCTGATGCATACTGGGACATGGCCGTAAAGAAATCGGCCTACGCGCTGGCCAATGATCCTGATTATCTTGCAGCACGGGACGATGCAAAGCGCGAAGATCTGGAGAACCGTACTGCAGGCAAATACTTTTTCAGCATCATGAACCTTGGCAACGTATATCAATACTCTGCAAACATCGACACCGATGGCGCATACCGCGAATTCAATCCGGATTCAACGGCTGGCACGGTTACGCGAGACGATTCAGGGGCTTTCCTTGATGACGGCGAGCTGATCTACAGCCGCGAATGGAACGGCATGTATACCCAGCGTGAGATTGACTATCTGGATGATTACTATGCCCGGTAGGAAGAAGGATTCGTGTTGGACAATCAGAATATCCAGGACTACGCCAGGAAATCTGCAAAGGCGTCGCTGGACGCAGATATCAAATACAGCAAGATGCGCCACGGTCAAGCATCTGTCAACGAATGGAAAGAGGCACAGGCGATCTTCGATAACCTCTCGAAATCGGCGAACTTCGCAGCCTGTAAGCGCAAGCCCGGCGATATGGCTGGCCTTGGTTCGTTGGGCGCAATCGTTGCCAAGATCGAGATGAGCGGTGAACTGGACACGCCCATGGTGGAATTTCCTCCTGACGACATCGATAGGATCATCGCGGACTTCCGGCATACAGTCGCTGCTGTCGGACTTGAGCAGGTGGTTGTATGATATAGACGCAAATCAGAGACATTCGGGATGTGAAGTTGTGGGCAATGCAGATTCACTTCTGGAGGACACATCTGGATGTGTTCATTGAGGAATACTTCCATATCAAGCTCAAGGATACGCAGCGCGTGGTTGCCCGGCAGTTTGGCAATGCGGATACCCTCATGGTGGTCAAGAGCCGCGGCTATGGCAAGACATGGCTGACAGCATAGTGCTGTATTGCGGTTGGAGTGCTGTATCCCGGCAGTCTAATTGCTGTTGTCTCGGGCACCGCTGAACAGGCAACCCTGATCGTTAAGAAGATTCAGGATTACTTTGTTCGGAATCCCGAGATCATGCGTGAGATTCAGACGGACAGTCATCGTCCTGTGCAGCTGTCCCGAAACAAGGGTATCTGTACTCTGAAGAACGGTTCGAAGATCGAGAGCTTTTCGGTCGGCACCATGCGAGGCAATCGTGCCAAAATCGTGGTGATCGACGAATCGCCTGAGGTCAAGGCAGACGACCTGGATGCGGTCATCGGTCCTGTCCGCAACACCAAGCGCGATATCTGTCATCAACGCGGGATTAAGGACTATACCAGTAAGACTATTTCGATCACGTCCGCCTGCCTGAAGAGCAACTATTTCTACGCCATGTTCATGGCAGCTTTGAAGGAGTTTTCCAAGGGCAGCACATCCAACTTCGCGTGCGCACTGGATTATCAGAGTGCGGCGCGTGTCGGAATTACAGATTTAGACTTCTTCCTGAAGGAACAGAAAAAGATGCCCGAAGCAAAGTTTGCTATGGAATATGGCAGCTGCTTCGTGGGCGCGGAATCTGGCTCTATGTTCCCATATGATCTGACGGAGAACTGCAGAACGCTCAGACAGGTCGAGGTAGTGCAGCCGACCAGTTGCACCTCAGATTACGTCATGGGCGTTGACCTTGCAACCTCCAGCAAAAGACTGGCGGATAATGCCGTGATCACGGTCGTCAAGCTGGTCGAGATGGAAAACGGAAACTACCTCAAGAGAGTGGTCTACATGCGGTCCTATCACGGTAAACGCTTGGATGCACTGGCTGAAGAGGTGCGTCGAACCTATGCGAAGTTTCCGAGGATCATCAAGATTGTATTCGACCATCGCGGTTTGGGTGATGCGCTGCCCGAATTCCTTTCGCAGCCATGGACAGATGACAACGGTAAGGAATATCCCCCGTGGACGCTGGACGACAGTAAGTCGTTCATACATAATGCGGTGCCGATCCTTCGCAGCGTCAAGGCCAATCCACAGATCAATCAGCAGCTTGTTTCGTGCCTACGTGTGGCATAGGAACAAGGTTCGATTGAACTGCCCGTGAATTCCAGGTATGCGGAAACACCGCCTGATGAAGACGGTGAAGAAGAATCGGTAAAACAGAAAAAACTGACGCTGCAGGAAAAAGCGATCTTTCTGGAGGGAGATGCACTGCAGATTGAGATGGGCAATATCATCATGAAGACCGGCACAGGCGGAACGATTCTGTATGATGTGGCTCGTGCCAACCAGCACAAGGACAGATACTCAGCGCTTTCAATGGCAGTGCGCTTCATCGCTGAATTGGAAGATGAGCGAAAACGCAAAATGCTCAGGCCGAAGAATAACTTTATCGGTGTCGTGAGCAGAATCTGATGGGAGGAATACAATGGGATGGTTTGATAGATAGAGAAAGACCCCTCAGCCGCGGGACGAGCCCAGACAGGCGAAGAGCGTAGATATCGCTGTGGGTGCAAAGGATGACGGCAATGGTACGATGACTTATAATGATAAGTCCATTACCTACACCGGCGACCTTGCGAGCTATGACTATGACAGCATCCTTCGGGATAAACAGCGCAATATCAACAGCCTGTTTGAACTGAGCGACTACTATGTAGACGCCGATCCAATCTACCGTGGTATCATCAGGGGGGTGTATGTACCCTTCAGCGTTGCGGATGACTGGAGGCTGATCGGCGCAAACGAGCAGACCAAGGAAAAATACGAAGAGTACTATGAACGTATCGGCCTTGCGGATCGCGCCAGAAGCATCTATTACCAGTATTACAAATACGGCAATGTGTATGTTTACCTGCTGGAGGATGGCAGGATGATTACGCTTCCGGTGCATCTGATCCGCATTGCGAACGTCATGATCGGTAACGAGCCGGTACTGGAGTTCAACTGCAAATCCGTCCGCGACGATATGCGGCAGCAGGGCGTCAAGGCGCAGAAGGATTTTCTGGAGGATGAGGATCTGGAAGTTCGACTGGAAGGTTTTCCACCCGAGGTTGCGGAGGCAATCAAGAAGGGCTCCGACTGGGTGCAGCTGAATCCGGAGAATACGTTCTGCATGCAGGACTTCAAGGAGGACTGGACGCGGTACGCTATTCCCATGGTCGCCACCTGCCTGGGTGCATTTCGCAGGAAGGCACTGATCGCACAGTATGAATCGGCGTAGCTGAATCTGGGCGCGCACAGCTTTGTTCATGTGACCTATGGTGACAGTAAATCGGACATTATGCCAGATATCACTGCACTCAATGCAGTCAACGCACTGTTCCGCAGGGCGATGACCGGTTCTGCGCTGGCGACGACCAACCATCTGTGTAAGGCGGAGGTCATTCAGCCGAACCTGAACGAGATGTTCTCGGATGACAAGTACCGGGATGTCAATGCAGAAATCTTGTCCGCAGGCGGCATCTCTGGTATTATTGTCTCCGGCCGCGCTGAGGACGGCAGCAATTTTGCTTCAGCTCAAGTCTCCATGCAGACTGCTGCGATCCGCATCAAGCAGGCGCGGGATAATTTCTGCGAGCTCATGGATAAGATCAACCTGCGGCTCAACGGCAGAGGACGTGGCGGCGTAACGCACAGCCGCCCGGAAAATGTGCCGCGCTTTACCTATCCGCCTGTGGATCTGGCTAACAGTCATAAGTTTCAGGAAGTATGTCTGAAGCTGTGGGAAGCCGGCGTTGTTTCTACCAAGACCATGCTGCAGACTCACGGATATGATATGGATCAGGAAGTGGAGCGTATGAAGCATGAGCCTGCCAGAGATAAGGATGGCAAAGAGAATCATGATTCTTCCGCGTCCGGAGGCGGCAAGGTTGGCCGCCCGGAGATGGATGACACTGAGCGCAGCTCTGACCCGTTGAAATCGCAGACAGGTGCGCAGCCGAAGCCCTCAAACCCCGAAGGAAGTTAGTAAGAGGAGGATACAATGAATAAGGTATCTTTTATGGCACCGCGGGTGATGATGGCGGCAACTGAGCAGAACGATATTTACATGACTGTCGTGATGCGCATGTTCTCCACGGCGCCCAACAGAAACGGCTTTGCTGTGAGCGAAGCATTTATCGACAATATCGTTGCCAATGCGGCGAAGTACACCTGTCTTCCGTAGTGCGCGGACGCTGGTCGCCTGAGAAACGGCGGCATGGACGGCTTGACACACCGATTGAACAAGACCTCCGGCATCTTTGAGAGCGAGCAGATCGGCTCGTTCTTTTCTTTTGCCAAGGAGATTGACAACGGCGTGATCAGCCTACTTGGCGAAGCGAGAATTCCCAAGAGAAATCCGATGCTTTGTGAAACGCTCATGCGGCTGTATGAGGCTGGCGCACTGAATTTCTCGTTTGAGATACTGGTAGGCAATGCCACCCAGATGGATGGCGTCACGCTGATCGACGCTGTAGAAGGCAACGAACTGATTGGCATGGCGGTGGTTACGACTCCCGCTTGCCCCGAGGCGACAGCGATCAAGCTGATCGCCGAAGATGAAAACGATAACGATGATGACAGAGAGGATGAAGAGGAAATGGACGAGAAGGATAAGAAGATCGCCGAACTGGAAGGCAAGCTTCAGTAGGCTGAGCAGAAGGCGACCAATGATGAAGAGCTCCGTAAGAAGGACGAGGAGCTTACCAAAGAAAAGGAGCAGCGCGAAAGGGCTGAGGCTGAGCTGACCGAGGCAACCGGCAAGCTGACCGAAGCGGAAACCCAGCTGGCAGAAAAGGATACCCGCATTGCTGAACTGGAGGCGCAGGTATCCGAGCTCGACCCCATCAAGGCTGAGGTCGAGCAGCTGCGTGCTGACAAGGCTGCCGCTGAACTGGCTGCCAAGCAGCAAGAACTGACCCGATTTGCGGAAGCTCAGGGTCTGGACGCCAAGGAAGCGGCTATCGCCGAAGCGATCCAGAAGGCAGACTATGCTGCTCTGGTTGCTGAATCCATGAAGAAGGAAAAGACCGAGACCAAGCCTGTCGTCGCATCCTACGCCATGGGCGGCGGCATTACTGCCAAGGGCGAATACGATGACCTGCTGGGCAAGGCCTGATGATGAATAGGAGGAATGAGATATGGCTGGTTATGTGACTAAGCTGATGGGCCACGTCTATGACGGCGCCTATACTGCCGCCGAACCGCTGATCAACGGCGTGTTCGCAGAGATTACCGCAGACGGCGTCAAGAAGACTGCCGCCGCAAAGGACACCATCCTGCGCGTTGAGGAGAAGACCGAGCTGTGGGGCAATCCCGCTGTGGTGTAGAACGTCACCGGCGTTGGCACCGACGAGGTCTACTTCGTTGAGAACGAGTGGGAAGTTGACGAGAATGCAGAATGGAATGAAGCGGATTACACCCTGCCCACTGGCAAGTATGTGCGCATGAAGCGCCTGCTGCCCGGCGAACAGGTGATCATGTCCGTTGCTACTGAACTGCATTCCGCACTTGCGGTTGGCGATTCCGTGCAGCCCGCAGCTGACGGCGTGATCGCCAAGACCGCTTGATAGGAAGGAGAGATAAACTATGCCTCAGATTGATATCCGAAAGGACAGCAAGCTGGTGCAGCTGATCACTGCCCAGGCGCGCGGCGAGCGTGTTGATTCCGATCAGGCCGACAAGGCTGCAAAGTAGATCGCGGAGCTGGCTTCCGATCCTACCCCGCACAACAAGTATGCAATTGGCCAGCTTGTGGGTTTTACCGTCAATGAGATGGTACGTCCCCAGACCGACTGGCTGAACCATGTAGCTGACGTCAAGCACGTTGGTTATGGTGAAAAGGCCTCTTTCCGCGTCAAGCAGGAAGGCATCCGTGCATTCATCATGGCGAAGGCCGGTACTCCCGCCCGTTCCAAGATCGCGCACAAGCAGGTCACTCTGGACACCATTGCTGTATCTGCCAGACCTGTGATCAACCTGTACGAGCTGCGCACCGGTCGCGTGCAGATGGCTGACCTGATCCGTGACGCCGCCAATGAGATGCATCTCAAGCAGGTTCAGTACATTCAAGGTGTACTGCACAGTGCGGCGGAGAATTGGGAATCTCCCTTCTATGGCACCGGTACCGGCATCGTCAAGACTGTGTTGAATCCCATGCTGCAGCATTGGATGCGAACCGGTTCGGTTTCCCTGCTGGGTGATATCGCGATCATCTCTCAGCTGGCCGAACAGACCGGCTTCACTGCGGCGGCTGCCACTCAGCAGTTCTCCCAGAACGTGATTGATGAGGTCATGCGCACCGGCCTGATCGGCACCTACTACGGCGCCAAGGTCATCAACATGGTCAACCCCTATCTGGGCGACAATGTGACTCCGGTGATCGATACCAAGCGTCTGTATATTCTGCCTTCCGGCGCTTCTGCGGACATGCGTCCTCTGAAGGTACTGTACGAGGGTGACGTCCAGTCCACTGAATCCACCAACATCGACGATCTCGCCTATGAGGTTCGTCTGGACCAGTGGTTCGGCGCCGGTATCGTGGTCGGTAAGACTCCGACTATGAGTGTGTACACCGATACCACTGCCTGATAAACGATGTATGCGGCGGAGGAGCATCCTCCGCCGCAGGAGGTGATTGAACATGGAAAAGATTCGAGTACACAATCCACGTAAGTTTGCGATTGGCCTGACGCTGGCGAACGGTACTGAGCGTACTGTTCTGCCTGGCTCCTATACGCTGCTTTCGAAGGAAGATATTGAGCATCTGGCCAGTTTTGCACCGGCGCTGTTTCAGGATGAAAAGCTGCTGCGTATTGAGGAGCGAAATCTGACTGCAGAGTTGGGCTTTATTGACGATCCTGAAAAGCCGGTGCTGGATGATGAGGAGATTCGCAAGAATCTCAGTCAGCGTGTTTCTCAGGTAAAGGCATGGCTGGACGGCATTGATGAAGCGTACCTGCTGGACGCTATCTGTGATGTCGCAGCCGGTATGGACCTGCCAGCCAGCAAGCTGCAGCTGCTTCAGGAGAAGCTTCCTGAGCGTGAGTTTCTGAAGACCGAATGATGGAGGTGATCTGCCATGACGGATATACAGAAGATGGCTCAGGAGCTGAGACAGCGCACCGAATGGCAGGATACTCCGGTGGAATTGGTCAACGAAGATTATCTGGAGATCGTCCGTCAGGCAGTACGCCATCTGTATGTGATGACCGGGCGTTACACTCAGTATGATGATTCTTCGGATATTGCTCTTAGCGCAGACGAATATGAGTATGTGCTGACTACTGCGGAGATTGGTTTCTACCGTCGCGTGCAGTCGGACGTTAACCGAATCGTCGGTTATTCTACTGACGCTATGACGATCACCAACGCGGACAAGCCCTATGCCAACATCAGTCAGACAGTGAACGAGCTTCTGAACAGACAGCGGATTCTCTACTACAAGATGACGCGTTTTGTACTTCTGTGACGGAGGTGGATGGATGAAATTCTATGTGCCGCCAAAGCTTCGGCAGGATTTCAAGGACTGGCTACATACTGACGTCCAAAATGCCAACTATGATTTCCAGATCATCCGCGACTGGTATCAGCAGACGAAAGTGGCGCCGATCCGGGCGCTGTTCTTTCCGATATCCTGGAAATCCAAAATCGGAAACTCGGACGCCAACAGTAACTTCAAGACCAGCTATGATTACATCATCCGCAAGGGCGACATCGCCATCCGCGAGGATGGCATGATCCTGATGCTGAACTGGCAGGTGCAGAACAATCCCAACAACCAGTCCACACAGGCGATTGCTTGCAATGCCCGCTTTCAGTTTGAACGGCATGTGGACGAGAAGGTTGACAGCAAGGGGTTCCTGATTGAGGAGGCGCATGACGAGATCATCGCACCGAAAATCCCCGGCGTGTATGCTGAGTATACCGGCAGGCCTGATTATGCGGCAAGCTACAATACGCCCGGTATATCGCCGGATCACCTGCTGACGGTGCAGGTGCAGTTCAATCCACGGACGGATCTGATCCGGCTTGGCGATGAGTTTGCCCTCATGCACAGCCGGTACCGCATCGTCAACCGCGTGGATACAGAAGTGGACATTGATCGCCAATACGGGATCATAAACTAGATGGCGCGAAGGATCGCCGGAGAGGAGTCGCTATGAAGCAGAGCTGCAATCGGATTTCTCTGGATGAAGCTGCGCTGATGGCCGCTCTCCGCGAAGAAGCGAAGGATGCGTTGGAACGGGAAGGGCAAAGGCTGCTCAGTCATATGCAGCACGAAGTTATAAATACCACCCACGGCGGCGCCCCTGGCAAGCCGGACTGGCGTAAGGAAATCGTGCGGAATCTGGATAAGACAGCGGTGGCTGTCACGGATGATTCGGTATCGATGGACTTTGGCTATTCTCCTTCTGATAAGGCGGATGAAGTACGTGCCATGTTGGTTGAGGCAGGCTCCGGCAGTGCAGCCGGTGGCAAGCCTATTACGGCGGGACCGAATGGCAGAAGCGTATGGAACAGTGAGCTGGATGGAAAGCATCCGTCCCGAGCTAAGAGCGTGTACAAGCTGCCGGCTGAATTCAACCAGAAGGGCAACAAGTTTGTTGAGAATGCGATGCGTATGATGCAGACGGAGTTCGGTACGATAACGGAGACAGTATTTGCAACTACTCCCGACAGTGCTTACTATGGAAACGTGAAGGTGGATGAGCGATGAAGAAACTGCGCACATGGCATGATAACTGGAACAACGTGATCCGCGAGGTTTTGTTTCCGGACGCCGAATAGAAGACGCTGATGTGTATTCCGGAAGATAAGCGGGAGAACATCCGCGAGTTCATCGACCGCTACTTCATTGAGGATGCCATGCCGGACGAACTGGTTCTGAATGAAGACGTACGCGTGATCTGTTACGAAACCGAGGGTACGCAGCTGGGAACGCCGCATGTGCTCAGAAAATTCCTGGCCTTTGATATTTATGTCAAGGAAGATGCTCTGTATAACGTTGGAGCAGATCGACTACAGCGTCGGGACAAAAAAATAAGTCAGCGGCTCAAAGAACTGCTGACTGGGAAAGAGCATGTATGTGGTATACGATTTGGGTATGAGGATGAATACCATCTGGGAGCCAAAACGATTGGCTATAGAAGGTATCATGTGGTATTCTCATATGTGACTACATGGTGATCATTTTTCCACGAATGTCTTGACGATCTGAACGATCTGCTCGTGGCGTTCTTCTGGCGCGGTCTTCATGTAAGCGGCGACCTTCATAATGTGCTCATCGATAGGAATGAGATCCACATCCTCGCTTGAGAGATTGAGTAGATCAGAAAGGTCGATCTGCAAGGCCTGCGCGATAGGCGAAAATACATGACAAAATTGGTATGTGCATTTACTGGACATCGACCAGAAAAGCTGGGATTCCCGTGGGATGAAAGTGAGCCTCGCTACAAGCGGCTCAAACAAAAACTATTTTGTGAAATATTACAATTGACCCGTGACGGTGTGAGTGTCTTTATTACCGGAATGGCAAGAGGCGTAGACCAGCTTGCAGCAGAGATCGTTCTCTCTTTGAAGGATGTCGTTCCGGACAGAAATCTGCAGCTGTGGGCTGCTGTACCATATGACCGTCAATCGTTGAGCTGGTCTCCCAAGGATAAGGCGAGATACGATGCTATCCTTAAAAAAGCAGACAAGATTGAATATGTAAGCCACAATTACTACAATGGATGCCTGCTTACGAGGAACCGTTACATGGTAGACAATGCCAGCCACCTGATTGCAGTCTATGATGAGAATCAGGGTGGCGGCACTAAATACACGGTTGACTATGCCCGAAAGAAAGGGCTGAACATTATTATCATCGAACCATGAAGGAGGTTTGATTCACAATGGCACAGTACATTGATCAGATCGCCGGTTACATTGCAGACAACCCGAATTAGGATTTTGAGCGATGTGACGGCAAGGTGTTTTCCTACTACGAGGTAAACACCGCGAACATGAGCGCGACCAACAACACCCTGTCTATTAACGGCGGTCAGGGCAACTATCCGCTGGCATTCATTGAGACCGACAAGGCGTAGGAATTCACCTTCGCCAGCTCTCAGTTTTCTCTGGATATGTTTGCCATGGCGAACGCCGTTCAGATGAAGCAGGGCGATGTTGCTACTCTGGAGAGCAAGCTGTATGAGGTGAAGGCCGGTCTCAACGTAACCATCCCTTATGAGACGCAGGCGGAATCCGTGAAGATCAGCGGTTTTGAACAGGCGGATACCGCAGCTGCTGGCAAGTTCTCCGTAGCTGCCGGTGACGGTGATACTCCCACTACGGAGATCACCTTCCACGAAGGCGACATTGCTGTTGGCGATACCATCCGCATTGCCTATCGCCGCCGTGTGAACGGCGCATCCATGGCGACGGTCAAGACCAACTCCACTACCGCCAAGGGCGCTCTGTATGCACACTGGCCGGTCTACTCCAGCGGCACCGATTGCACCGAAAGCTCCATCAAGGGCTATCTGCATCTTTATATTCCGCGTGTGCGCGTGACTGCGCTGCCCGGCTTCGACAACAGCTACAAGTCTGCTGCTACCAACAGCGTGACTTTCAGCGCCATCGACCCGAAGCGCGCAGACGAAAAGATGTACGATCTGTACTACGAGCCGCTGGATGCTAACGGCGCAGTTGTCACTACGCCCACCGGCGAAGTGACCTGGAACTGATGATTGATCGGGGACACAGCATGAGCGCTGTGTCCCTTTTCTGATGCAGAAGGAGGAAAAGGACAATGGCGAAGTATACGAACTAGCAGTAGGTCGCCTTTGCCGAAAAGGCACTTGCTGAAGGCTGGAAATACTGGTACGGAACGTGCGGCTATAAGGCCACTCAGTCCCTGTACGAGAGAAAAAAGAAGCAGTATCCCAAGCACTACACGGATGGCAGAACTGCGACTTATAAGAAGCATATTGCGGAAGGCCGCATGGTTGCCGACTGCGTCGGTCTGATCAAGGCGTTCTTCTGGACTTCCAACGGCACTGCTGAGAACAAGTATCAGGCAAACAACTGCCCTGACCGTTCTGCCAATGGTATGTTCTCCCTGTGCGAGAAGACCGGCAAGATCGCGACTATTCCCAACACCCCTGGTCTGGTGGTGTGGAACGACGGCCACATCGGCGTCTCTATTGATGGCATCTATGCCATCGAAGAGCGCGGTTTCAACTACGGAATCGTCAAAACCAAGATTTCTGATCGCAGCTGGACCAACTGGGGTAAACTGCCTGCATCCATGCTGGACTATGTGAACGGCGATGTGCAGGAGGATCCTGATGATGCAGCTGAATGTCCCTATACCGAGCCCACGAAGAATCTGAAGAAGGGTGCCGAAGGAACCGGCGTCAAGTGGGTGCAGTGGATGCTGGAGGGCTGCGGCTACTCCGTGGGCAGCTATGGCATCGATGGCGATTTCGGCTCCGCAACGCATGCTGCAGTAACGAAATTCCAGAAAGACCAGAAGCTGGAAGTGGACGGAGTTGTGGGCAAGCTGACCCGCGCTGCGCTGAAGGCTGCACAGCCTAAGGTTGAGATTGATCCGGATGGCGAAGACGATCCTGATGATGAAGATGACGACAAGCAGGAACATCAGGCTCCTGAAACCTCTGCACCTGCTGACCCTGAGCCGGAGGTCAAGGAGGAATATGATATCAAGGGAAAGATCGCAGATCTGTCCAAGTGGCAGGGCGCGATCGACTGGAGCAAGGCTGCCCGCGAACTGGACTTCTGCATTCTCCGTGCGCAGTACGGTCATGAGAAGATTGACGAGAAGTACAAGGAATATGCCCTCGGCTGTGAAGAACATGACATTCCCTACGGCGCGTACTCATACTGTCTGTTCGATGACGAGGAAACCGCGGTTGAGGAAGCTCAGTTCTTCATGGAGCGCATTGCGGGCACCAATCCGCTGTATCTCGTTCTCGACGTCGAGCCGGGCGGTGTGAAGGCGCGGGATATCCGCAAGGAGGTTTCCGCTTACATTGCAGAGCTGCGCAGGCTGGGTGTGCAGCGCATCGGTCTGTACATCGCCCACCATGCGTACAAGGCGTACAACATCAATGTGGACGAGGCGGACTTTGTATGGATTCCCCGATACGGCTCCAACTCCGGTCAGCCTGAAAAGGAACCGGATCATCCCTGTGATCTGTGGCAGTATACCTCCAATGGTCTGCTGGGCGGCGTCAAGGGCCGTGTGGATCTCAATAAGCTGATGGACGAAACCCGCATGGCGTGGTTTCGCGGAGAGGAGTAATGAGCATGAACATGATTGACCTGACTCCTGTATTGGAGGCATAGATCGGCCTCCTTGCCACGATCATCACCGTCAAGGTGATCCCGTGGCTGAAGAGTAAAACGACCAAGGAACAGCAGGATTACCTGCTGGCAACTGCCCGCGTACTGGTGTATGCGGCTGAGCAGGTGTATGGCGCCGGCAAGGGCGACGTAAAGATGCAGTATGTGCAGGACGAGCTGGAAAGTAGAGGCCTGAGTATTGATCTTCCCGTCATCGAGGCGGCTGTACGCGAGATGAACCTTATCGAGAGCTGGGAAACCACCATCGAACTGGAGGAAACTGAGGATGGCAAGCACTAAGCCCATCCCGCCGACAGATCAGACGGAAAAGGGACTGCCGCAGGTCGGCAGTCCCGAAAATACCGTCGTAATCGGCGGTGAATAGATTGAAATCAAGCCCACGAAGCTGCGCTATCAGCGCAACCGGACTGCGGCATTTTATAAAGTACTGGAGATGTATCCCATTGCTGATATTCTAGCCATGGAAGCTGGAGCTTTCGGCGACGATCGCGACGGCGACAAAGCCTTGATGGACTGGCTGATTGCGGTGACAGATCATCCCGATCTGGTGACTGCCCATTACGATGAGATGGACACCGGAACCATCGAGCAGCTGCTCACGATCTTCCGGCGCGTGAACCGGATTGATGAAAAGGAACAGAAGCTAAAAAACCTGCAGACGGCACGAAAGGCGTAACCCTTGATCGTGCCGTCGCAATGATTGCTGCGCATCTGGGCGTGGTAGATGAAGAACGCATCAACGACATGAGCTATGTCTTCTTTGATGATGTTCTTCGGGAATAGGGTTACAAGCTGAACTACGAAGCGGTTGCCAACTACGCAGGCAATGCGTTCTGCGAAAAGAGCTGGGATATGATCCAGAAGAGCAATCCCTTCAATATTGTCGAAGCCCGCAGCGGCTCTCAGGCAATGGGAAGCCTTGCAAGCTTCCTGGGATCGAGCAAAATCACAATCATGGGAG